TGCTTTCCTTAGTTAGCTGATACTTGCTTCTAACACTACCAAGATCTTTAAGTAGTTCTTGCTTTTGTTTTTCGTAATCTTTAGTTTGTTTAAGATCCACTAAGTCAGTAGCTCTTATTTCATACGTGTCTTGTTTAGAAGCTTCTACTCGATCTAAGGCTTGTTGTATTTTAGTAGGTGCGTCACTATCACTTCCTACGACGTTTCCATTCTCATCATACTCCTGCACGTTGTGCATTCTTAGTTGAGTTACTCCGTAAGCAGCTACATTTTCACTGGAAGGATGTAAGAGTTCCATGTTTATAAACTTGGTACCGTTTCCAAAAAACTCTTCTTTTTCGGTTGGATTAAGTTTGGATATCGCATCCGTCATATCTTGCATTGCATCAAGAAATGCATTACGAACATTATCTGGTAAGTGCTGCATTGACTTTTCCATATCATTCTTAGTCATTGCTTTTTCAGCTGCATTCTTCAGTTGTCCTTTGTTTCTTGCTGAAAGCACTTTGCCGTCTTTATATGTTACCATAAGATTCTGTCCATCTAACTTCTCTTGAGCATACTCCACTTTTCCGGTTAAAGCTGCATCAATCATATCTTCGATATCATCAAAAGTCATATCCATATCTTCATACGGATGAGCCATGTGTCCAGCTGCTCCTCCCTCTTTTAAAAGATTGCGACCCTCACTGACAGCCATAAATTCTGCTGGAGTCTCTATATCTAGAAATGCTGAGGGTGTTAGTGTTTTTTTTAGTATTGGCAGACGAGCTAAGAGTAGGTAGATTACTCCTCCAGGTAACACAGATGCTGCTGTAAATCCAGCTAATTTCAAAACATCTTTCATTTGATCGCCAATCTCTTTTCTTTCGTGATTTGGTAACTTTTGACCTTTCTTTACCGCGTCATATAGCTTTATAAATGCGTCTTTAGTTTCTTGCTTTTCAACCTTTAGTTTGTCAATAAAAGCTCCAAACTTACTTTTTAATTGTTCAAATTGTTTACGTAAGACAGCAGGAATTTCTATCTCATCCAAAGTAGATTGGGAGAGGTCCTCCTTGATCTTTTTTTTTGATAATAGATCGAATATGTCTCTAAGCTGTTGATCAGATTTTATGCTTGGATAATTTGTTTTAAAATTTTCAAAATCCTGAGCTGCTAAGTCAGATCGTAGCTGCGACGCTGAGGTTGGCTTACCGTTTTGATCATCAGTTCTATTTTTGTAGAATAATGGTTTTGATTTATCAAGTGGCAACTCAACAACACTCACACCATCTTTATAATATTTTCCATCATTTTGGTGTTGATCTACAAAGCCACGAATACGATCGTAATCACTACCTTTGCTGCTTGACCCTAAAGCATACGATTCTCCTGATTGAGCTTTCTCTTCAATATATTTGTATGCAGTGAGTAGTGGACTTGGGTATCTTGATCTCTCTACTCTAATCTTTTTGGTTCCAGCTAGTAGTTTTTCCCATATTTTTTCGCTATCTTCAAGAGTAATACCATCACGTTCTTTTGGTCCTATTAGAATAACAACTTCTTTTACTTGTGGCATATCTTCATAACCCTTTGCAAGCATTAAGTGTCCTTCGTGTGGAGGTTTAAATCCACCAGGCAACATTACTGTAATTCCCTCTTCAACTTCGTTGAGAATACTATCAACTAGAAATTTTGATAAATCGTTCATTTATAAAGAGTCTTTTGTATAAATAGGCTGCGTTTTCACTTTAGCCTTTAATTGTGCAACTTCTTTTGTGAGCTGATCAACTCTATCTAGCAGTTTTGTAATCACACTAGATAATGACTTGTGTTTTAAATTTTCATTCTTATATAAGTAAAGGTCTTCTAGGACTGCACTTCCGTTTACAATTAACTTACACTGATCATACTCACCCTCTATTGTAGATTGTCCGACATAGAATTTTTCCATAACTCGTCTGGATATTATATCTCTGTTTTCAAGATCTTGTGTGATTGGATTGTAAGCGAGGTAGTGTGAAATAAAGTATATGTTGTCGGATTGAAGTTTAGCATCTGTGTTAGGTGTGCCTATTCTTACTAGATAGGGATTAGTGTTATGCTTTGCTTTTATGTCAGACACACTCTCTCCATTCCAACTTGTATAAATATTCTTTAAGCGAATCTTACCCAAAGTTTCTCCAGTTGCTAATCCTTCAATTGGTTTGAAAGGTGTTGTTGTGTTTCTTACTTTATTATTATTTATCATGATCTGTCTGCTGGAAATGCCACTTCATTTGTAATATTACCTCCAATCGTTGTCGGTGCTAGTAAGGATGGATCAGTTGCTACACCTACTTGGCAAAATTCAATATCATCAATAATACATCCAAAGTAAGAATCAGAATCTAAACTACCACTAGCTTCAAACACTATTTGAGCATCTAATCCATACTGCACAACGTTGATATTGAAAGATTCTAATTGGAATCCTGTCGCAGGGTTTATAAAAGACATTGCTGGATTAACGTTTTTTATTCTCACAATATTATTATCAGGTGGATAAAATCCCGCTGTTCCTGCTACTCGCTCATTTATAAGACCAACATTTGGTTGAATATTAAAAATGTAAATTAACAATTCACTACCTGCGCCTGTGTCAGGATACATATCTATATTAAGGTTTCTTTTTAGATTGAACTTAACATTAAAAATTCCTCCATTTGTATTAAAAATACCTCCAGTACTTTGAATTGGATTTGGAAGTGGATACATGTCGCTACAAAACCAATTCACTCCTGAGGACGGATCAGCAGTAATCGAATCATCTCTCGTTGCTGTTACAGTGGGGAAAAATAATCGTCGTCGTTTTAATTCGTTTGACAGGTTTATTTGAACAGCAGACGTTTGTAGATGGGATTGTGAAGCATATCCAGCTAAGGATGCACTCACATCTTGTCTTGAAATTCCAATACCTCCTGCAAGATCGTAGAACCTTCCATCAAACGATCCAGTTGAAGCATCTCCAAATGTTATCATGCCTGGATTAGTTCCGTTTGCTAATGGAACACCTCCTCCTAGAGTTACACCTCCTACTTCAGTGTATTTAGGAATACCTGCACTAAACGCTGATGGTTGAGCGTAAACGTCCGAGGGTGTTGGTTTGTTAATAGTAGCTGGATATTCTACGGTTCCACCTCCAACACTACTAGCAAATGTTTTATATATCATATTTGAAGCTGTCATTAAAGGCTCTACAGCTTTCCAGCTTGAAGTTATTGGATATTTTACAAAGCCATAATCACCTCGTAAGTCACCTCTAAAAAAACTAGCACTGTTATAGGTAAAAGTAAAAATCATAGTATTGTTAAAACTACCACCACCTCTGGCTGTTGAGTCAATACTAAATCCAGATTGAGTTGGTACAAGACAATTCCATAAATAATCTGCTGCAGGAGATCCCCACGGCAATGCTCCTGCACTACCAGATATAATTGCAGGTTCTCGTGTAAGAGCTGTGAGAGTGTCAAAGTCGAGCGAGGTGGCAATGGCGTTGTTGTAATAAGCATTTGATATACTTCGATTTTGTCCATCCCAATCTTCGTTTACATTTGCCATGTTATTAGGCCATCCTCCAACTATTTTGTTGCTGCCAGTAGGACACCACTTATAATAAAAATCAAATGCATGACTATATGTCACTCTTTTATTTTTTAAATCTGTAAAACTCATATTTTATATTTATTAAAACGATCCACTCTCTATGGACTTAAAAGATTGGAATATAAAGTGGTTAGTTTGACAAGTGTTTGATGGTATTTCAGCTTTCACATTAACCGATAGATCATTTAAAAACGTTGTATATTCTGATTGCTCTCCTGTAAAGTTAAAGTACTCTATTTTAAAATCAAGGGACTGTGATATAGAAAGTATGTCGCCAATCTCTGTATTCATTGGAATTTGAAATTGTACTAAGTTTGGTGAAAATCCATTTATAGCTAAGGGTTTTATGCTAATCTCACTGCAATAAGCACTTCCAGTCACATTAACAAAATCTATAGGTTTAACTCTAAAGACTGGTCCTCCTAATCCAGACGAGTCTGTTTTAAAATCAAACTCAACTCTACCATAACCTTTCTTAACATCTCTATTGTTTTGCACCCTTCCAACAAACTTTCCAAAACGATTAACTCCTCCTCCGTATCTATCCTTCTCAAGATTGATATCTTTTAGAAATGCTTTAGGAGATGCGTTTGGAATTGCTGTGTTTGTGTTTAAAGGATCACTATTCATATACACTTCAAGTTCTGTATTAGGTTCTAAGGTTAGGTTAAAACCTAATGTATATAATTGTTCTAAATTATAGTTTTGATCAAATTGTGTTGTAAACAAACCAGAGTGTGTAAAATCAGCTTCTATCTGTACACTCTCGTGCAACGATGAGCTGTTAATTGATGGAATTGTTCCTTGATATATAGCGTTTGGTGTTTCTACAAGATAGGACCAATAACTATCTGCAATTTGCTGAGATGTGAAGTGACCTATTAGTCTAAAGTCTGAATCCCTTTTTGCATATGTAGTTTGGTTTGGGAATGCTGCATCTGTCAAGTATTCGACAGGCTTAATTATAGAGTCATATATCACCTTAAAATCTCCAGTAGAAGTTCCTTTTCGATAGGATGTTTTAATTCTATAAACATCTCCACCTATAGGCTTCATATCAGAAAACGTAGTCTCTAAATAATTCATGTTTACAGTTGAGCTAGTTACAAACTCTTGATCAGACGGTAAATACGCAATGCTTGCAGTAAATTTGCTTGTTTCACGAATTCGTTGAATTGTTGTTGATCCACCACTTAAAGCATTAGCGTTAAGTACAACCAACTCAATTGGTTTGCTAATTCTCATTTCTGTGTCAGTCATTATTTCTACAATGTTGGCTGTGAACAGTGTTAATTGATCTGATGTGCTGCCTGATATAGCAAAGTGGGATGGTAGTGTTGGTTTAAATTCTGCAGGTGTACTGGCGGCATCAAAAAATTGAAATGTGCCTCCTAGAAAATCTTTTTGTATAGACTTATTTGCAGACTTAACCGTCGTACTAAATCTAGTTGTCAAATCTCTACGATATCCGTTTTGGATTTCAGAAATTTCTGATCGTAGTGAAGAGTTCACACTATTAACTGTTCGTGGTTTTTGTAGTGGGTTGAGTAATATTCTTTGAAGATTAACATCTAAAATCTCTTCGCTTGATTGGAAATCTAAGTCGTATCCTTTAAAATTAGGTGTCAGTATTGTAAAATCATCTGCACTAGACGTGTATTGTAAAAACTGACTACCACTCAAAGCCGCAGCGTTTGTAAACTCTCTTTCTGGTGTTTGTACTTGTACAATGTCAATTAATGGTGGGTCGTTAAACACCAACTTAGAAGTGTTTCTTTCCATCGGAACAATATTAACAGCTCTTGACCATCTAACATTGTAATCTCTGTTGACTGTTTTTGGGATTGGATTACCTTCCAAATCAACCACAGCTTCACCTACCAAATACACAACTGCTAGACCTTTTGCAGTAATATCGTACACTTCGATAGTTATGTAATAATCGTTAAAACGATCTACATAATTTGTAACTTCTGCAAACATATTATCACCATTTGCATCAATCACCTCTATATCGATATCACTATCTGCTCGAAGGTTTAGACCGTTTCCTTTTAATCTCATTATGTAGCGACCACCACCTAAAGTGTCAGAAAACTCTGTGATCTGAAAGTAGTTAGGTGAGTCAGGACTCGTATCTTCTATAAGATAATCTCTCGTTGAGTATCCTCTCGGTTGTGGTTTTTTATAAAAAGAAACAAAGCTCATATACTAATAAATAGTATTGTTAACAGTTTATATACGACAATTCGTTTTTTCTGTCTATTGTTATAATATTGTCAACCATATCTCTTACTACATCAATGTGTGAGATAACTAAACTAAACCTGAAAGTGTCCTTCATATTAGTAAATAGTGTGTGCATTGAGTTTAGATTGGTGCTATCTAAAACACCTAATCCCTCATCAATAGCAATAAAATCAGGCTTCGGTAGGTTTGTGATCTTAATTAATGCTATACGCAAAGCTATAGAAGATAAGAATTTTTCCATCCCAGAACTCAACTCTAACGGCCACTTTTCGTCTTCATAACATATGAATCCATTTATATTCTTGCCATCTGTTTCTAATGCAATCTCAAAATCAATTATCTGATTTAGTATAGTGTTGGCGTGTTGCTCTATGAATGGAACAGCCTTTGATATAAGCTGAAATGGTATGCCATCCTTATACATAGCTTTGCAGTAGATATCATATATTGCTTGATCTTCTACTAACTGAGTCATGTGTTGGATTGTTTTTGTACTCTCTTCAATTGTCTCCTCAGCTACACACTTTTTACCATAGAAATCACGTACAGACTTGTTAGTTTTCTGTACGACTATAGTTTGTTTATTTTTTTCTATGTTCAACTTACTTAACTTGTCATTCGTTTTATTGTTACGTTCTATGACTTTTACAGCCTTGTTGTATTGTTTGATTTGCGATTCGGTTTCTGCAATATTGACTTCGCATGCTGCTATGTCTTTATTAAGACGTTCATACTCAGACTCAGCATCACCTTTATCAGCTCGTGCGCTATTATAGTCAGTTGCAATGTCTCTTATGTAGTCCGCTTGTGCTTGTATTTCTTTATTGTTTTCGATAAAATCAACGATTCGCATACGCTTTTGTAAAAAGTCAGCTACTGTTGTTTTATCTTCCTCAAGCTCTAGTTTCGTCTTCATTGCATCTTGTACAAACACATTTGACACGCAGTGCTTGCAGTTCGGATCATACTCATGTTTATTAAGTTTTTCAAGTTTTGACAACTTGTTTTTGATTGTAATCTTTAACTCTCCCAACTCCGTATCTAGCTCAATCTTTTCTAGTACCTTTGCTTTGTGGGTAGTGTATAGATCCTGATCAAAGCTGTTCAATGCACGCTCCTTATCATACTCTAATCCAGTTAATCTCTTCTTAGACTCCTCCCACTTCTTTGTCGATACTTTTTTGTCTTCTTGCAAAGATGTCAATTCTTGTTCGTATTCTTCAAGTGATTCTGATACATCAGAAATATCTATACTATCTTCTTCACACGGCTCCAATTGCTCAGATAACACTAACATTTTATCGATCTGATCATCAAGTATAGCTTTCTCTTTTTTATGCACCGCTATAGCATCGTCATGCTTTATAGTGTATTCATCTAAAGACTTTTCTGCATCACCTAGTTTAGTTTCAAAGTCTTGCTTTTGGTACTCTTCTAGTATAATTGATGCATTTCTATTGCTTCTATTGGCAAGGTCATGGAGTTGATCAAATATAGTAACATCTAAGAAGTTGGCTAGCAGATCCTTTCTTTCGCTCTGAGTCTTGTCAATAAAGTTGGAGTTGTTCTGTTGCAGTGATAATGCAGTTAGGATAAAGTCATCAAACGTACCTACATAGGATTGTATGATCTTACCAGTGTCACGTCTCATCTCACCATTCAGTGACACCTTGTTTCCATCCTCGTTGATGTACCAAAAGTCAATCTCCACACGCAATCTACCCTTTAACGCACCACTACGGTACTTGAAGGCTTTTTTGTGAATGAAATAGTCCAATCCTTCGAGCTCAAAGTTGAAGGTACACTCGAATGATTCTTTCTTGCGATTAAGTACTTGGTCAGCTTTACTAGCTCTGAACGAGTGATCGAAGAGGCAGAAGCATAGAGCGTCTAATATGGCAGACTTGCCGGCATGGTTAGGTGCAAATATACCACAAGTACCCATCTTAGTGCTGAAGTCAATGGTGTTGTCCTCTCCATAGCTGAACATGTTGCTAAACTCGAACTTCTTAGGTTTCCAGATTACACTGCGAGCTACCTCAGGCTGCTGCAACTCACCATTAAGCTTCTTATTGATTTCTAAAACTTTGGCAATCGAGTCTTCATCTACACCTTCATCGGTTAGGTATTCTGTTAGTAGTTGGTTTTGGTATTGTATGTTACGTACGTCTCCTTGGTCTAGTTGTGTACCTAGATGTTCATCACCGTTCCGGCCACCTTTGTCGAGTTTGATAACTATTGCATCTCGGTTTTTGTACTTCTTACGTATCGTTGCAAGAACACGCTTCATCTGAGCCGCATCTGTTTTCATTGTCTTGATGCGTAGTCTTGTGTGCTTTGTGATAGGTAGATTGTCTGGCAATACACCATCAGTAATCTCTAACGTATAATACCCGTATTCGTTAGGTAGATCGTGAAACTCACATTTGATATCTTTTCGGTCTCGTACATCAATGATACCATATCCATGTCCTTCATACGCTTCTCCAAAGTTTTGTTGTACAGTTGAGCCTGGATAGAACATCAACGGATTTGCTGTAGATAATGTTTGACGTTTATGTATATCTCCTAGTGGTGCTACATCAAAACCAGCAAACGTATCCCAGCTCAATCCATGTTCAATATTCATACCACTATCCACTTTACTATTGGCAACTGTGCCATGATACAAAGCCATTAGTAAATCGTATTGGTCTGGATTATCTATCTTATCGTATGTGATATATTTGTCAGTTTCACCTAATAAAGAAAATACACTGAGTCCTATTTTCTGATCTGGTGTGTATATATCATACAATCCTGAGTCTCTTAGGTACCAAAGGTTTCGATGTTTCAGTCCTTGAACGATTGGAGTTAATGCATCTAATCTGTGTGGATTATTTAGGTTTGCATCGTGGTTTCCTGTGATCACAAATGTAGGTCTTCTATCTGCCAATTTTTTGAATAGGTAGGATACCATGCTGATAAGCTCTGGACTCATCTCTGTTTTAGCATGCACAATATCACCTCCAACTGTTACGATGGTGTTAGGAGAACACTTGTCTAATTCCTCAAACATTCTGTCAAACACCTGCTTAAACTCTTTGTGCCGTTTCCAGTTCCTAATGTGTACATCAGCGATGTGAAAGATGTAATCAACATTGTTGGGTAGTGTAATTCCTTGGCTCATATGTTCATTTTATATTTTATCAAATCAAAAAAGCTAAGCTGTTGAGCTTGCTCTAACATGCTTAGCATGCCTTTGTGTCCAGTTTCATTTGGATCTTTATCTTTCAAGTCTGTGTAGTACACCTCTATGCCATTGTTGATGAAGTACTCTATCTCTTCCAGACTATCCTTATATGCGTCTGGATCCAAGGCTAGGTAAAGCTTAGGAGGTCGCTCACTTAAAATACGTGATCTTAGTGTTGGAAGTATCTTTTTACCAAACAATGGAATCACGTTACGCTTTGTTGATATTGCATCGAATGCACCCTCCACTATTACAATAGGCTCTTTCCAGTTTATATGGCTACCAAATCCAATAACATCCTTTGATACTGGAGGATTCTTGTGTTTATGGTCTGTATCATAGAAGCTTCTACCAGCATAGTAGTTTAGGAATCCATCTTCATCAAAGCTAGGCACTACTAACATGCCTCCATAAGGGCCATCTTCACAATATCCTATCTCATACTTGACTATATCAATAGGAGAAAGCCCTCTCTTATGTACTGCATAATGTATAGCGTTTCTATAGTGTGGAGTGTTCCTTTGGTTGTGTAGTGGTTTGTATTGCTCTGGCAAAGAGTATAGTTTGTTGGATTTCTTCTTTTGTGTTGTAACCTTTACATCACCATAGACTTCTCGTATTTTAGGGAAAACATACTCAGGAGCTTTGCTTTTCTTTAGAAGTGAGTTCACAGTCTGACCACGCGCATTGCATACCCAACAATGCCATTTTTGCGTCAAGACATTAACTTGCAGCTTCTTTTTGTGATGATTACAGAATGGACAGTGAAAGCTCTTTTCTCCATTTTTATGTGGCGTAGATCTTCCTAAATGTCCATGTAGTACCTTCATCACAACCTCAGTTTGTGATACATTCATAGACTAAATATACGGAAAACTATTCGTTTAACCAACTATTTGGTATCTCTTTGTTACTGTAAATAAAGTTGTTTTTTACACACCAATCTGCGTATGTGGTTTTTGACCCTTTTCTAATCTTGTTGTTTGCATTTTGAAACACAAACCTTATATCTAACTCAGGATGCTGACTTTTTATTAAGACATGCTTCTGCCTATCTGCTAATACAAATCTACCCTTTGTCTCAATAAAAATTCCATTTGGAAGTTTGAAGTCGGGAGTGTATGTGTGGTTGGTAGCTGGTTTTGAGTATGATATTTTGTGTTGTTCATACTCACCACTGACACCACGACTCTTGAGTGATTTATCTATATCCTCCTCTAAGCCACTCCTAAACCCATGCTTCTTAGCTATTGCTCTTTTGCTTGATTTTTTTCTTCTGGCCATAACTGTTTTATTTTGTAGTTTCGATCGAATAACTTAGCTGATGTTTCTTTCATTCCGTACAGACTGATTACCAAATCTATACTATCCTTCTCGAAGGTCTTGCATGAATAAATATCTAGTTGATAGTCCAAACTATCGTCCCACGTATGTATAGCAATGTGTGATGTTGTAATGATACCAACTCCAGATACTCCTGGATATTCGTTGGGTTCGTATCCTACAACTGGATTCATAGGCATTCCTTCTACATAACGCATATCAAGAGCTATTACCAATTTATCAATCAAATCCTTCACTTGATCTGTTGTAAGCTTTTCGCTAAGCGTTCCCTTGGATATGAGGTGTTTGTGGTCTAACATGTTAGTAAACTTTTAAAAATGATAGCATTTTAGGTTCGTGCAAATATTCTAAGTGATCAATTCCAAAGTACTTTGCTTTAGTCTTGGACTGCTCATACTCGTCAAAACTGTCTTCCGCAATGAGTGGTTTGAGATCTGCATATACCTGCTCCCAATCTTGGTTAAGAATTAGATCTTCTAAAAAGACAACATGTTGCTTGTATAACTCAAAATCGTGAAAGTCGTGTTCGATGTGCATTAATTCAAAAACCTTGCCATCTTCTATCCAATCGATACAAAAGTCAGCCATATACTTAGGTTTAATGTTAACTAACTTTTGGAGACGTTTGTTGTGTTTTGCAAACTCTTTAAGTTGTTCTAAAGCTTCGCCAGCGTATCCGTATCTGGTGTTTAGGTGGCAGTGGTCTAAGAAGATGTGTGCGTGTGGCACGTCTTGAGACATCCAGTCTTGAAAACATGCTGAGGCGTCTGTTGGACGTCCAGGTACGAGTATGTGTCCAGGAATGTTTGACTGTTTGTGATACTCTCCCTCTACGTAAGTTAGCTCATAGCCAATACGATCGAAAAAGTCTGGAATAATCATTTTATCAAAGACGGTTTCATCTTCTAAAGGTTTTGTAATATATGGATAATCGACTAGTTTGTAATTAAGTTTATTTATCATATCTGACTATAAAGGTTGTATCTACGTTACTTGGTAATTTTAATGGGAATCCTAGTTTTGCAACTGCTAACATTTCTCCATACTCATTATATAATCCAATTGCTGTTACGTATGGTTTGAAGTCTGATCCAGTTGTGAATGGTCTAAACTCGTATTGGTTTGATGCAGGATTGTATTCTTGTACTGTTGGATTATTACTTCGATTAAACTCTCCTGCCCCAACTGTGCATGCTATTTCTTTTTCATAAATTGTATGAGTTCCTCTTGCTACGACTTCTTTTATGTCCATGTATCTTGATATAATTGATCCAAGTACCATTTGTCCGTGATTATAAAACACATTGCCTACAATTGTTGTAGCTCGTCCTAGTGTATGGTAAGATAAAAATCTATCGTTACTACTCATTAATCCAGCATACATTTTAATATTGTCAATTAACCCATCAAATCCTTGGTCCGCTGACACACTGTTACCTATGTGTATATCAGACTTATTAGAGCATGCAGCTCCATCTATAACATCAGGTGAGGTTGTTTGTAGTACGTTATCAATATACATCATCAACGTAGAAGAGCTTAGTTGGCATGTTACGTGATGCAGTTGATTCAATGTTAAGCTACCAGAAACTTGGGCTTGTTCAAATAAATTATCGCGCTTAAAACGTAACATCGTACTTCCAGAATCCATAGTAATAGCATATGGTGTTCGATTGTCGCTTTTGTATGTGAAGACATTACCATTTATATCTACTCCATGATTTTCAGAGGTGCCTTGTTTGTTTAAGATAGCAGACCCTGAAGGATGTATTGAGTGAGCGGTAGGTCTTATCATGAAAGTGATTGTAAAATCGTTATTCTCAAAATTGTAAGACTGTCTATAGTTTTGTACAGTTGAAGGTTGTATGTGTATGCTTGATGATAAGCTGCTACTAAACGTAGGAACAACTCCTAGTAAGTCAATAGGTTGAGGTATTGGTATAGTGGCTCCAGCAATATCTGTGAATTTTATATTTTTGTAATGAGTTTCCATTACCCAATTACCGCGATTAAAGCTGCTAGTTAAGTTAATTGCACCTTTACCGTTGTATTTGTACAAATCTCGAGTAGGCCACTCTCCTACACTATTAATCGATAACGACTCGCTCACCCTTGTAGATGGAGATATTGGTGAAATTAATCCTCCAGACACAAAAAGATTACCACTTAGGTCGTCTTTTATTTCTATGGATTCATTATTACTACCACTTATATTGTAATTTGCTTTAATTGACAAAGAGGATTGCTGAATACCCTCTCCAAACTTTGTTTGTGCAAGATTAACAATATATGCTTGATCTTCTAAATCTCTAATTTGAGTGTTTATATTCCCATTACCAAATGCTGCTTTTGTGTTGCTATAAAAATCTTCATAAAATAAATGGTTTACAGATTTGTGTACAACACGTTGAAATTTTTTATTAACTGTAACGGGTTCGTAGTATTGGAAGTGTGGATTGCCTTGGTCGAATAGTGTGTTAAGGGGGTTGTAGCTTGGATGTGATGGTGTTGGATTGTAATCTGCTTTATACACAGAAAAGGTTGGTTCTGAGTTTACATCAAATTGAATAAACCTTTCGCTATATGATGAGCTAAATCCTATAAAAATATCTGAACTTGATGCATTAGTTTTTAATGTGGTTCCAATTTGCAAATCTCCTTTTGTAGCTCCAAAATGATCTGGGTCAGATATTGCATATGTGTCGGGGTTAATTGTGAAAAACACAGACTCTTTCAAGCTGTTAGTAGATCCAGCAAATATTCCTATTGTTGCTGGTGTTTGATTGGTTTGGATTGTGGCTTTGACTTTGGGCTTTAATGCTACCCACTGTCTTGCATCAATTACTTTATCAAATGACGCTACATTGTACGGTGTATCTACAGCATATAAATCAATACCAACTTGTCCATCATTATATACAACATGCACTTTACTCTCTTGTAAAGTTGACGATCCAGAAATAAAGTTAGTTTTATCTATTAAAATGTCTGCAACGTTGGATGTTATTAGTTGAGATATTGCGGTGTCCTTAACACAAAACAATTTTCCGTCCTCAAACAATGCAAAATATCTATTCTGGGTTCCACAATATAAAAAGGTTTTGAGAGCTGTTGGTGTTGTAGCTCCATAAACACTTGCTCCATATACAGCGTATCCAAACGCACTACCTGGACTTACTGATGAGCTAAAGCTAGCTGTTAGAGCTTGTGGAAGTGATCCAGTAAATGATACGGCATAAGCTCCTAATGATCCGGAAGCTGCTATTGCTAACACTTTGTCGTTTATAGTTTTACCTTCTGCATTTACAGCACTAAACGACGCTGTTAAGCCTGCATCAATAGACGAAGGCATAATTAACCCTTCAACACCTCCAAAGTTTCCTGTGCTAACAGCAAAAGTCTTTGATGTTACACCTAGAGTTCCAGCAACAAAAACAGTATCTTTTGCTCCGCTGGATAACTCGCACACGGATATACTCTTTACGTCTGTTACCTTTGAGCTTGTGTATGGTGTTCCTTTTACAAGTAGATTGTTGTATGGATCTACTGCTCCAAAACCATTTGCAGTTGCTGCTGCATGTATATATTGCTGTGTGTGCCCTATACCATAAGCAGTTACTCCGTTTGGATTTGGTGTTATTACATCGTTTAGAATTTCATAACCGTCATCCTGGTTTAGACGTAATAATCTGCTACTACTAACATCAGTGACGTAAAGTCCTCTAACTCCAGCCTTACTTGATCCTTCTAATGATCCAACACTAACTGGGCTAGCCTGAACATTTGAGTAATAGGTTTTATAGCAAACAGTGCTAAACCATTTCTTATGTGCTCGAAAAGGCGTAAGCCTTATATCGGATGCGTCTAAATTTTTAAAAACTCCTGCCATTACATATAAATATGTCGATAAAGCAAATCCCTTCCATTATGTTGAAAGGGATTATTGGCTAGTTTGATTATGTGATTTTAGTAGTCTAGCTTAACCTTCACTAACGCCTCTCTGTTAAAGCTTTTTAGTAATGGTTTGCTTAATTTAGCTACAGCTACCAGTCTATTATTGTCATCGTACATTCCGATTGTTGTAACATATACACTTGGATTTCTCAACATGCTTGCATGTTTAAATTGGCCAGTGCTTCCAGATACAAAGGTTGGATTGTTTGAAAAATTAAAATTCTTATTCGTTACACGGACAAAGTAGTGTGTAGACGTTATTTTCTCTTCGCTTCTTGCGGCAAAGTATGTAGATGCTGAGATGTACATTGAAGCAGTTACAGAGTTTTTAGGTTGTGTTCCAGCTGCTGATAATGTTGTTGCATTACCAGTATTAAAGTCCATCCCTGTCTCTGTTTTTAGTCTTGTTGCGTTAAACACTAACACACCATGATCTGGATAAAATAATCCATACTGAGTATTAGATGCTGTTACAGCTCCGGAGCCACTAAAAATACCAACTACACGTCCAGCTTCGTTTACTGTAGGTGTTTCTTCTTCTCCACTATTATCAATAAATGTTAGGTATGAGTTGATTCCATTAAAAGCAGTTAAGGCTTCTGATGCAGATGCTATTCTTAACTCCCAGTTTCCTGGATCAATTTTTTGTCTGAATCTAGCTCTAGCAACATTAATTACTAAAATATCGTCAGGTGTATCACTTCCAAAAGTAAATGCAGTATCTGTGGGTGGTAAGAGTTGGTTTCGGTATTGTGAGTATATTGCTCTGGTAGGAGTATCGTTTGCGTTTTGTCCTACAGTATTAGGATCTCCAAAAGACCCGCTTCCTAGTCTGTTTCCATAAGCTACAGCAAACTGGACAGCTGCAGTAGCTGACTCATTCGTGTCTTGTGGATTTCTGTGAAATGTATTTACATAATAATCACCAGACTGCGACACCTGTGCTGATGATGTAAAGAACCCTATTCCATAGGATCCACCGTAAGACTGTGAATATGGATTCATATTTTCAGACCATACTGGTTGTGACACTGTTTGAGTATCTCCAGGTACTATGTCATCTCCTTGAAAATCTTTATATATTTCTGCCATTTTGTTTTTATTTATCTAATAGATGTTGCTGTAGTGATGTCTAATGTTGTGAATTGAGTTGGATCTACAGTCACAACTACTGTTTTAAATCCACCAGTTTCGTTTCCTACAATTGTAAGTAATGCTTTTACGGTTTTGGTTGTATCAGCTTGTGGCTTAGCTTTAATAATAAACTTGCTTCCAGTTCTAGTAATTGTTTTACCAGTCGTTGAGGTGCCAGTAATTTCGTCATCTATAAAGCTAGTTGCTGCTGCTGATAAATCTGCGTTTCCTGGATTGCTTCCAATAGCTGATGTTTGTCTTCGTGCTTTAGATACGGCACCATCTGGAGCTACTTCTAAAGTTGCAACAGTATCGTCGCTTAGAATACAAGTGTATCCATTTGTAGAATTAGCACCTTGCAAGTTTAGTGTGCTTGGCGCAACAGTTATCTCTTGTGTTAGAGATGTGAATGTTACAGCTGATGGTGTAACACTAATGACTGGAATACCGATAACATCCTTAGGCAAAGTAATTAGCTTGTATCGCAACATTTGCGTTTCATCGGGAAGTGCTTCTAAAACTGGCATGTCTTCTATAACTTTGCCATAAAAATTAGTCCCTAATGTATGAGCTGGATTCCATAAATCGTAATCTACTTCGTCATCTGATAATGCGAATTTTACGATGTTTAGTCGGCCTCCTGCCGCCAGGATCTCTCGTCCTTTATTGGTTAAGATTGCGTCTACTGTGACGGTTGTATTATCTAAATATCCCACGTGTAATAAGTTTTATCTTGTTTTATATAAATATGCAGTTATTAAGAAAAACGTTATCTAATATCAAACGTACCTGCCTGCTTTCCTGGTTTAACTGCTAATTGTTTTCCTCCACCTTCTGTTATTGTAATTACCGGTCCTCCATCTACTGTATCTGGACTATCTACATTATAATCTGTAGATGTTAGTTTACATCCTTCGTATCGAGCATTCACCATTCCTTTAGCATTCCATAAGTGGTAATCTTGCACAGATTCGAAGTAGTTTAGTGGTTGCACATGAAGATCTTTGACCACAACAAATCCAGCTCCTATTTTTCTTGTTTCGATTGTAATTACTAAATTTGGCCCATCTGCTTGTGTTATAAAATTAAAAGATCCTGTTCCTGATGTCACTGCAAAATTTAAGTCGCTAATGCTTACAGCTTTTGTATATTGTGATCCTTCTTTTCCAAACTGGAATGTTACTACTGCATTGTCATTACCTCCGCCAGTAGCTGAAGTTCTAAAGTTTCCGGAAACTCTGTAGCGGTAATCTTTTGTAGATGCATCTTGTCTTTCACTAAAAAAGCTATTAAGCAAAACTGATCCAGTAAAGCGTCCACTAGTGGTGTTTCTAAAATTTAATCCGTTATAAGGTCCGTTGTTTGGATCTACACCACTTCGGGATCCACTTAATTGCCAGTACGTTGTAGTGTTAAATGGCGAAGCATATTGTGTAATATTATCGTAAGAGCTTGATAATCGTAAGCCAAAATTAGTTATCCATACATTTTTATCGACATCAGCTGAAGATGTGAGTAGTGTGTTAATGCTTGCTGTTACTATTCCGCTATATGCTACGGGATACAATTGTTCAAGTGCTTTGTAGCTCCAAATGTCTTTTTGATATTTAGCTTCGTCTGGAGAGCTTCGTTCGCTAAATCGACTTGTTAATATTGTTGGGTTTATTGCTTCCCAAGCGTCATAACGACTTGCTGTTACAGATCTCAATACTCGAGGATTACTACCACTCGAATTGTAAGTCATATAAATATACTTACTTCCTTCGTATCGTGAGTTGTGGCCTGCACCATTAGTTCCTAAATCTACAGCAGTACCGTCTACCATTTCAAAGAATGTTCCAGTAGGTTCACCGGTCATATCAATAGGAGGAGTGGTTTCTGCAACTACACCGTATATGCCTGTTGGTTTTAGTATGTTGAGATCAATAGAAGCTGTATTTTGCTTTGGCAATAAATCTTGTGCTGTTCCTTCAATTTCTAAATAATCAGATAGATCACCTCCTATGGTTGCTGCAGCCACATAATGAGTTAGTGGTTGGTTTGTTGGATCTTCTACCTCACCTTTTATAGGAAACACTTTTTCTGGACTTAAATCTAAAGATGCTGTTAGTAGTAAATCTTCAGCTACCGGGGGTGGAGTTGGTAATTTACTACGCTCTAAGATTGTAGGCTCAATTAACAGTCCAGTTTGTGTGTTTGCTCTATATGGAACGAACTGCTTAATTAGCTTAAACAGTGCTGCATTGTAGTGTTGTAGTAGTCGAATATATTCGTTTGGTTTATTTGTTCCTTTGTATTTTTTAGAATAAACTCTGGCTAATGATTGCAAATCTGTATAGTCATCTAAGCCTAGTTGTGCTGGATTACCTATAAAATCATCAATGCTAATTCCACCAAATTGCTCTGCAATGTCTTGGTTGACTTCGTTTGTTGGTGATAAGAATACACCTAACTTTGAATTGTCGGGAGGGTTGTTATCGGTAAGAGGTTTTTCTACTTTATTGTCTTTAAATAATTGATTGCCAGCTAAAGTAGTGTTGTCGATGCGAATTTTTGTGGAAACACTTCTGTTTGCTCCTAAGTCAGGCCATTCTAGTGAGTTTTGTTCTATTACTCTAAAGTAAGCTGAGCTTGTTACGTTGTAAAAAGATGCTGATGGTTGTACTAAATTTTGATTAGGATGCTGAGAGTTAAAGCTGCTAGTTGTTGGATAATAATCATCTAGCGTTGTTTTATTGTCTGTACCTAATGTTAATCTATATAGTAAGCTGTCAAAACTTGAAGTGCTTCCAGTAAACACGCCATCAGTATTACCTTGAAAGCTAGTTGGTGTTAGTGTGTGATTGTCTAAAATTGCATCTTGCAACTCTGATGACCACATTCTAAATTCCTGAACACTACCTGATAGGATATTCATTGAATGCGAGTCTGCTAATTCAAAACTTCCAGATCCAGGTATCCACAAAGATCCGGTGGTTAGAAAGCTTCCATTATACGATTCAGATGTATTTCCGTCAATAAACAAAGAAGCAGTTGTTGTTGATGTTATTTTATTGTATCGTGACGTTTTGACAATTAAAGTGTATGTTTGATCACTTCCAGATAATTCAGTTTGGTTCTCTCTACGTAACGCTACATGATGCCATCTTGTGTCTTGATCGGTGTATGGGTCTTCTGTGTTAGTATCGTATATTGATGAACTTACACTTGCAGTAGCCCATTGATTTGCAGCTCCACTTCCGCTTAAGAAAATTCCTATATGCTTTTTGCTTGCGCTCTGAAATGCTTCAATTTTCCACTTGCCAGGAACCTCCATAATGGTTTGATTCTTGGTTTGATTGTCAGCCATGCGGACACGCATTTCAATAGTTTGTGCAAACTTACTACTACCACTTAATGGTTGCCACGGTACTTCAATTTGTTGCGCTGGTAGTCCTGAGGTTTGTCTATTGTATCCAGCTACAAAAGCGTAATAGAAACGATCATATACAAGATCTGATTTTTTATCAAAACCTCCCTCATGTCCTCCATATTCTTTTATACGTAGGATTGTTTCTGGGATTCCAAAACACGTAATTAAAGCTCGTAAACACCTTTCGGTACCTTTAGTTCGTACAAGAAAAGGAAGGTTGTTAATTAAACGCTTCCAAGTCTCTTTCATGGTATCTTCTGTGGACGTTTGGTATAGTGTGCTTACGCTACCCGTTGCATCTGTACCTAATGTATAATTCCACAAATCATCTAAAGCAGCTCCATTTTCAAACTCAAACCCTAAGTTTTGACCTATAAGGTACAATAAATCCTTACTTAAACCAGCTGATAGTTCTTGACTTTTATTATATTGATTTGTATATTCGTCAATGTAAGGAATTATGTCATCAAAATAATGACCTGCTAGTTTTACAACTTGATTAAAAGTTTCGTTATCCGAATCCTCCACGATGTGTGCAGGTACATTTCGTAACAAAGAATTTGTATTATTGCCGTCGTATAGGCTTGCTGATGAAATAGCTCCATTATACCACTCAACAGCTTCCGATGAAGTTACTGGCAAATTTGTGAATGGCTTTGTTGAGTTGGATTTTGGCCATGTTGATGGGTAAAATTCACCATAAGAGCTAGTTTCATAGCTAGCTGATTCATAATACAAATATCGTTCGTAAGCATCAAAGCCACCAATAACAGAACTTTTACGCTTAGCGTTTATTAGTATGTTTGTTTGTGCTGCGTTGCTTGCAGATGTTGATGAGTTTGGTAATCCGTTTAAGTCGGTAGTCAGAGCTGCTACTCGAGCATCATAGGATTCAATTAATCTAAGTTTGTATCTAAAATTAAATAACCGAGACTCGGCATTAGAATAAGTTATGAAATTTTCATATTTGCGAAAATCAACATTCATACTTATATTCTCTACTAGAGAGCTACTTGAAATTCTATCTTGCAACTGATAGTAAACACTGTTGAGTGATCCAGATTCAGCTCCTACAAGGGCTTCTTTACCTTTATATTCAGTCGAAATCCCAGTCCTAACTCTAGCTAATATATCAAAATTTGGTGAGGCAATTTCTAAAGTTGTAGGTTTTAGATCAGGTGGTATTAGTGTTATGTCTGTGGTAAAATCTCCACTAACTTCTTGCGCTAACCACAACTCATCTCCAACTACAATGGATGGAGGAATAGGAGCAGCAAGTTTAAATATTATACTGTACGGAGAGGAGTTTACAGTAAATTTATCTTGCACATAGTCAAAAACTGGGAAGAATAAATTGGCTTCTCTAAATAAGTAAAGGTTGCTTAGCAATTCGCTTTTTGGAGTGACAAACAAACCAGTTTCAAATTGGTTCAAAAAGCTGGTATTATCTAAAGTGGATGATAGTATTGGTCGTACTCTTACCTCTAGTCCGTTTGAACTTATCTCTTGTACAACAATTTTATGACCATCTCCAGATCCTAATATGTTTCTGTGAAACTTGTATACTGGTTTATATCTTCCAGCAATGTATCCTAACTCTTGTATATCTTCCTCTACGTTGAGTAGTACGGATACGTTTGGTGATGGATCATTTGAAAGGCTAGACTGTCTACCCTCCTCCTTAAATCTTTCAATTGTAAAGTCTGGTACGCGGTAATTCGTTCCAAGATAATTAAGTGTATTTCCGTTTTGGTCTGCATTAAAAAGGTCTAACCTAACTACATCATTTGGATAGTTAGCTAGTGTTTGTGGTTTGGTACCAAACGCCTGTACTGGACGTGTGTTGTCCTGTTGCGGGATTTCGCGGTCACGTGACGAGGTCACTACCGCTGTAGCTTTTATTGAAGTATCTCCTGATGTTGGTGGAGGTGTTAAGGGTACTCGCTCTTGTTGCTTTACAGCTTGTGAAGGTGAAGCACCTCTAACAATTTGACTAATATTTTTAGATCCGTATGCCACTTAGTTGTCTTTTATATAAATAGGTGTGTTAAATAATTTACGGATCTTCTATGTCCACATCTCCCTTATCAAAATCAATACCTTCTTGATTAATCTGAGCTTCTCCGAGATCTGCTTCTTCTTTTGGAGAGAATCGTGAAGGTGGGTTTGTATATTCGCCCAAGTTTCCTGCGTCTATTGCATCTGTGTAATCTTGTTTTCCGCTCTCAACCGTATCTAGTGTTGGTTGTGGCGATGCAGGAAGGGGTTGTGGTTGTATGAGTTTGTATTTGAATTCTGATTTGCCTGCTGTATTCCATAAAGGTTGCTGTATTAGATTTTTTGCTATTCCAGCTACAGTAACATTATTTGGTGGTATTGTGAATGTTGAGTGTTTTTCGGATGCTATGTCTCTATTTGGTACTAGCTGTAGTTTCATTTTTGTGATAGCACACCTTGGCTCACCATATGCAAAGTATGGTTGAGGTACATTTTGTGCAGTACCCTCTACACTAAATAAATTGTTGTATATGTCTGTTCGGTTCCAGTTTTTAGAAGTGGCAGAATTGTCATTTCTAGACGGTGTATCGTTTTTAAACTTTACTGTTATAGATATTTGTCGGGTTCCTAATGGAATATCAATATCTCTTCCAACAGCAAAAAACGCTTCAGCTCCAGCACCTTGATCAACTGCAAGTCCTTTACGCTTATCATCTACTATATCAATATACCAAGGTTGTACGGATGCATCATTTGAATCAGTTTCTTTGATCCACGTACTTTTGGGATATGCTTTGTTCCATTGTGAATAAAATGATCCATATCTCTTTGCTAAAAATCTAATATTAATGTCATCAATGTTGGGAGATATTACTCCAGTAAACTGTCCAGCTGTACCACCTCCTGGACCAGTGGAGTTGCTTATTACGGCATCATTAAACATTCCTAAACCACTCTCAGCTTCCTCTGACAAAAGTTTAAATAACGCTCTTGTGTTTGTGTACTTTTGACCATAGATTAGTATATCATGACCCGAATCGTTATCGTCATCATCATCAAAAAAAGCATATATTGGAAATAACATTAACCCAATATCTACCTTCTCTTTTACTGCCCACAAATCAATAGCTTCAGGTCCTTTTAGGATTTCTTCGCTACTCTCTGCTAATTCTTGATCAAAATACTTAATACTAATTTCTGTTGTGTCGTCTGTACATGGTATTATTTCAATAGGTGTTAATGGATCACAAGTAATAGGAGATACTCCTCCTCCAGCTAAAAAGCTTTTATAGCTTTCGTAATCATAAACAAGCCATGGATACTCTACAACATCTCCGTCTCGTATTACTCTAATTTTGTATCTACTTAACGCAATTCCAACATATGAAAAGAATTGTGCTGTCATGTAGTCAACACCCCCCACCTGCCCATCGATCAAACTAGCCGCTTCACTAATGTCAATTGTTTGTGTAAACTCATGCTCTTCATCTTCATTAAACTCAATTAAATCTCTTGTAAAATAGCTTGTTGGTCTAACTCCCTTCTTTAACTCCTCTTCTAATGGAAAAAAGCCTTTTTGAGTGTTTCCATTTCTGTTGTAGCGATCAATAAAAGCTGGCGCAGGGAAAAATCCTTGAGGTGTGTTTTCATTGTTGATATCTTCATTTGGAATAATGCTTACACGTCGGCTAATACTAGTGTAGTGGTACCAATTAGCTAACTTAGCTTTCATTGCGTCAGATGTTGGTATATCTAAATTGAGCAAATCTGGCTCTGAATTAACCCATGTATTATACATTGGATAAAATAACTGCCATTTGTTAGTTTGAGTGCTAAATCTAAAAGGTAGTGGTGGCGTGTATTCTGGATCGTTAATTGGAATGACTGGATAATCAGACAAGTATCTTGTCATTGTGTTAGGATTATATCTTTTTGAGGTATTGCTAACAACTGATAAAATTTTGCCACTTGCACTTGTCCAATGTTCTAACCCCAATTCTCCATCACCATTTTTAACTAGATTGGTATACAAAAATCCACTACTATCTAAATCCAGTACATTTAATGTAAAAGGTACAGTTTGAGATGTGCCAAACTCGTTTGATATCTCACACACATATTCACCTTCAATTTCGCCGGTGCATTGATCTTCTGAGAATTCTATAGTAGTTGTGCCAAGTCCATCGTTTTGATTATTGATTGTGAATAAGGAGTTTCCATCTCTTTTCCATACAAATTGCAAACTTGAAATATCATTTATATTGTTAACATTAGATGGATCAACACAAAAGAATTCAAACCTAACTCGTGTACCCTTTCTCACAGTAAACACATCAAATATAGGATTAACCTCTTTAAATGCTAGACCACCATCTGGCAATACGGATGCCCATGTTAATTGAGAAAAGTTACGTATTGGGTGTGAGGTGATTACCGGTGGTTGTGGATTATCCGGTAATAAAGCAAAATCTCCTACACGTAATGCGTCGTCTGGCTTAGCTGTTTTTATATTTACTCTTTGCTTCATATGTTGTTTTAAGGCTCTCCTATTGACGGAGTATATCCGCTGTAATTTAAGAGTGGATCTTCCTCGCTTCCTTCTTGATAATCAACTCGGTCTATTTTAATGTTTTTTACTAGGTAGTTTATGTTTCGAGATGCATCACTACCTGCCAAAGGTGTTCCTACAAATGTATCAGTAAGCAGTACATCACTTCCGTTATCAGCTTCTGTAAATCCTTCTATCTTATTAGCTAGTGTTGCAGGCCGTACTCCGTATAAGCATACAAAATAATTTGAAGCAGGACCCATTGAGCCACTTCCATCTATATCCTCCATAGGTATGCCTAAACCTCCTTGAAGTCTTGAACGAGTTAAAAACTCATCAGGTAATCTTATTGTAGCTGTTTTTATATTTGATCCCGCTGTTTTACCTATATCTATTACAACGGGCTTCATGTTAATAGACGCACTACCAAACGACTTATATACTTTTGTACCACCATCAGTCGTATTGTTTTCTGGAGTTAATCCTTGCACTGCAAATGCGGTGTTGGCGTTTGGATTAGCAAGATTAGTAATATCGTTTTCTGATGGATACTCAAACTTATCAAAACTTGGCAAATACTCAACACCTCCTAGGTTTGGTGTTTTGTGTATAATAGCTTGATCTGGTTTGCAGTCTAAATAATAATTATCTACAGCAAATAAACTTCCGGTATTATCTACACTCTCACTGACATAATGCACACCTAATGTTATAATGAATCTACTCTCCTGCATCCAAGTAGTTTCTTTTTCATCCATCTTAGGCTTAAAGAAACCTTGACCCGGTGAAAAAGGCCCGTTATTCCAGTTTTGTATATATTGTCCGTAGTTGAGATCTGAACCCGGGACAGCCCAGTATGTGTATTTTTCTAAAGCACCGGTTGTTACAGATCCTGTTTCGTATATGTTTATCTTATCCTCATCTTTAAGAGTGTACCAGTATATTGGAAACCTTGGAGCTATTGTTGGATTTGGATCAAATAGTCTATTTGTTACTCCTTTGTCTAGAGTTTGAGTGTGTAGCTGCGTATATCTAGTTTGGAGTGGATCGTCTATAGGTTGTATGTATATTGGGGACAATAAACCGTTTGTTTTTGTCATGTTATTAAACAATCCTCCAGGAGGGTTGGTGTTTAGATTATCACCTCCTTGTATTGTGGGAGCGGACGGTAGTGTTGTTGTTGAGCTTGGTAGGAATGGAAATAATCCTGCTATATACTGTTCTACCTCTTTATTAGATGGTTTACTTGGATCATAACTCTCAACTTTTACATTAATAATACTAGTGAATTTGTCTAAACCAAAACTCACATCAATATGTTTATATTTTGTTTGTTCAGTGGCAGTAGTGTCTTCTATTGGACCAGGTACAAGTGCTTTTACTGTTTGGTTTTGTGTATATATGTTATCTACAGTTGCTCTTATTTCTGCCTCTTTTCCTGTTTCATTGGGGATTAAACATAAGTTGAATCCCGTCGCAAACGCTTTTGATGATGGTGATTTTGGTAATCGTTGTTCTACCGAATTAGGCCAAGATGCGCTTGTTCTGTATTCGTTTTTTATGACATCAATAATTCTACGCTCCGAGGATGGTTGATTTGTCTTATTGGATGGACTGTTTTGAGCAAATGTGCCCTGCCAACCAGGTTGAGCAAACACGCCACTTCGTAAAGATGTGACTGGTAATCCTATTTTCGTTTCTTGCATTACAAATCCAAGATCACCCATTACTTCAATAGTAAAATTAATACGAATTTTGTTAGTTTTAGGATTCAAGAACGGAAGTTCTATTTTGTGAAATTCGGCATACTGACCATAGGTATAGCGATCTGCTGGGTTTGGATTCAATTCATCTATAACATACAGATGTTGATCCCGGCTATCACCGTCTATTGAAGCAGGTCTTCCATCTTCTTCAGGATCAGCAAAGTATCTTTGATTGTAATATTTTGGAATACGACTATTCCATGGATCAACTATACGATCTAATGTTTTTCGTGGATTACCAGTTGGATCTAAACTAAGTAATCTTTCTTCACGATCATATTCTTCAATTTCAACATAAATTCTTTCTTGCACAAAACCCGGACCCATCCTTCTAAAGTTGAAATAACCCATTCTTGGATTATTAATGTCGTAGTTTTCGATGTCTGTTGCTGCGTCAGGAGTAATGTTTGGCCATGCTGGGATAAAGTTGTGTACAGCCATTCCTAGGTAAAAGGAAATTATTGCTCGAACGCCACCTACTCCATAAATAGATCCATTTATTTGATTTCGTATGTCTATTAGATCGATATCTTGATACACTTCTAAAGTGGTTGATCCACCGTTAAGAATATATTCATGATTTTCTTTAGCAAAGTAAGAATCAATTCGTTTTAGAGGATTGTTTTGTAAGACACCTCCTTCAAGTTGATATGGCTTAGGGTGTAGCATCTCTTTAGTCCAACGAAAATCTGGATTCATAGAATCTACAGCTATTCTCTTGTCGCGAAATCCATTACTTTTTTGTATTAATTTTCGTGAAATAACATCACCACCTACAGTATTCCAATTATCTGCTGAAAGCTCACCTCCTACTCTACCATTAGGATTTTGTATAAGGTTGGTATAAAAAAAACTATCAAGGTCTGAGTTGAATACCTCTAGGTTAATAGAACCACCATCTGTTGCACCTATGTCATTAGAGACTATGCATCCATAAGTGCCAGCAAATTGTGGACAAATATTTTTAATTGTAAGCGTGTTGCCATTTACTATCCTTGATGATCGCAAGTCTGGTACTGCATCATTGGCAACAATATTATCACCGTCTAAATTCCATCTATAAGTGAGTTCTGTTTTAGGTGGAATTATCTTTAACACTCCGTTTTCAACATTAAATACATCAGGTTGTTCAGCTTCAATTCTCAACACAATTGTAGTTCCAGCATGAACTTTAACAGTTCCGTCAGGAAACTGGTACATGTGATTTCCTTTTAGTGAAGTTTTTGCAGCTGCATAAGGTTTTACAGATGGAGTTGATGCGTTTGTAATTGGGTTTGTTATAATGGGAGGTTTATTTACTAGCACGGGTAGCAAATCATACACTGTGTTGTTTTCGTTTAAATCCGTGTTTGGTGAAGTAGTTTCGAGAGGATCCGAATTCACTGTTCGTCTGTTTGTAAATAACACAATCACCTCAGAAGTGTCAGAGTGTCCAGTTCCGGTCATAAGAGCTCCAGATGGCATCTTATGAAAAGCGCCAATGTAAGGTTGGCCAGTTAGTGTAACGTACTCGCCTTCCTTTGCATAGAATATGTTTTGTTGATTGTATTCCATGCTTTGGTTTTACTGTCTTTCTATTTTGAATATAAAATTATGATCCCGTACTTCGTAGCTTACATTATCGTCTTCTGGCACTTTAATCATTATTCGATAATATCTTTCAGGTTGAAAACTGTCAAGATGCAATCTAAAAAAGCTTCCTCTACTATCAGATGCCATATAGGTGTATTCAGAAAATGGGATTACTGCATCATCGGAATTTGCATAATACACAGCATATTGCGATCCAGTTGGAAGTCTGTAAGAGTCTAAGAATAGTGAGGATGTCTGAAATAATAAAGCTGGATACCTGTATCGCGGAGCGAAGTTAAATTTTGGTCTAGCTGTTTCTTTATAAACTTCTCTTAAATTTGTACATACTAAATTATAATCTTCTTCTGTATCTAATACTGTGAGCGATCCGGTGTTGGTTTGATAATTTGATTCGTCAAACCGTGCTTCAAGTACCGGTGCATATATTGTATGCGTCTCCTTACTGTAGAAGCTTAGGTTTCCAAACTTAGTTAGAGATTTTTCGTCAGTATCTGTCTTTTTTATTATAATTCCATTGAAATCTACAGCTCCACTTTGCACTTCACGAATAATGCTTGTAATGTCCATATCAACGTCAGTCGTTGTGTAACTAAACGATTGTGATGCTTGACTCGATGTGTACCATGTACCACCTCCTGGATTCACAGACCAAGAGCCAGTTGATAATTCTGCAAATGATTCAGTCAGCCACGCAGTGGTTGGTGTTGTTTTCCCTTGTCTATAATACCAACTACAACCCTCTGTCGTTGCAGGAGTTGTTCCTTTTTTGCCAATTCCCATATTCCATGATTGTGATATAGGAAAAGCTTCTAGGGAGTAGTCTAAAGGAATTTCAGATGCTTCTGTAGCGTATAGTTTTACACCAAAATCAAAAGTATTTGGATCATATCCCAAATCTACAATACTCTTTGAAACTGCAGTATAATCAAAATCCAACAATATTCTCGAGTTAAAACTTGATGTAGCTGCTGCTCCAGTTGATCCGGTAGCTGCTGCTTTGGATATATCTAATACACTATCTAACCCAGCGTTTGTTTCTGGTGAGTTTTCGTATATTGTTGTGTCTTTTTTTGGATAGAATCTTAGTATCATATTAATAATTTACTACTCGTCCTTTAATATTGTTAGATGGAAATTTTACTTCAAATATCATTGGGTCAAGGCTTGGGTATATAATTCCATTTCTAGTTGAATCTTGTATGTTGTAAGCAATATTGCTATATCCTAAACTTGAATCATTAAGGTTATTGATTATAACATTTGTTACTGTCTGTACACCAGGTACTTGCAGAAGTGTGTTGTAAATATCTGTATATTGTATCGGCTGGTTTATTTGCCATTTATCAATATTAAAAAAGTCTTGTACTTTATTAATACAATTAAGCAGTACTTCGTTTGCATTACGATCTCTCAAGGGTATAATGTCAAAGTTTACTTGTATATTTACAACAAAAGCGTCACGTAAGTTAATGCTGTCAGTCAACATTCGGTATTGGGAAAGATATGTTTTAAGATTCTCTTTGATAGCATTGTTTGTTGTCATTAAGCTTTTATTGCTATTATAACCTAACACATACATATTCATTGCAAGAGGGTTTGACACCGTATCACCTACATCACTTGTTAGTAGGTTATTTTGTTCGTCTGGGGTGATGAAAACTTTGCTAACGCTTCCAAATTTTGGAGGCATAGTCATCGCTCTTATTAAATAATCGTCTCGCGTTACTGCTCTATTTTGTGTTGAAAGCTGCTTAATGGCGTTTTGTCGAACCTCTTCTAAAGTCTCTTGCGATCTTCCTCCAACAGCTGGGGTTGGATTGTTGCATGCAATTGAGTTTAACACTGTTGTGTTTAACATTCCAGTGGTTATAGGAAAACTATCAGTATTTGTATCTACAGCTGTCAGGTTTGTTATCTGATCACTAGCTATATTTGATTTTATACCTCCTCCAGTCAAATAAGTTACAGTAAGGGTTGTGTTAGATGGTGCAATACCATAAGCTTTTGTAATTCCAGGTGAGTTGGGATCAATAGCTTGGTCTATATCTATTTTTCCAGTTGGTAAATTCAATCCTATGTTTTCTGGAGTTGGTAGCAATTCTTCATCTGCTGAGTTACTTATCCCACTACCAAACTGTATCTCAATACCGTCGTCTAGTATTCGTGTAACAAATCGTCGTGGTACTTTTTTTAGCTTTAGAAGATAAGGAATCTCATCGCTATATACAGCTGCATCTGGATCGTTTAATGCTGTATTGGTTACAGCTTCAAATATTGTGTCTTGAGCTAAGTATGGAACTTCTGTCCATGTGTTTCCGTCTGAATCTATGATCGAATCTATTCCAATAAAGTTAGGATTGTTTATATCGTTAAAAGGTATTTTGAATTTATAAAACTTTTTAACTGAACCTACCTCTTCTTCATATACTTGAGGAGTTGCGGACACAGCTTTAACAGTTTTTTTAGCTAAAAAGTATTCGTAATTTCCAGTTCCATCTATGCTATAAACTTGAAATTCAATTGGATCGTCTGCTGTATTGATTGAAAAATCAACCGCTTCTTGAACATAAAAATCTACTACATTAGATTGGTCTGTACTATTAGCATTGTAAGAGTTCTCGATGAGTTGAGATAGCACAGCTTGAGCTTGCATGCCAGGCTGTATCTTTAAAGCATATCTTGTGTCTGGGACTGCGTTGTCTCCAGTTCCTGTAGAAGGCATTAGTTGAAACACGTCTAAATCTACAGTAGCAGGAACACTGATTAACGGCTTATATCCCATAGCAGCTGCGATTGCTAGTACGTTTCTTCTTTCAGTTGCTTGAAGGAGTTGGGATTCTTTAAATTGAGAATCTATATAATAATTTAATGTATCTCCAACATAGGCTATCAACTCAAGAAACATCATACCAGGCGATGCTTCGTTAAAATCATTAGCTGTGTTAGGGTAGTAGTTTTTGACAAACTCTACCAATCCTTCTTTGATCGTATCAAAGTCTCTTCCTAAATATTGTATATTTTTTGATGGCTCTGTTGGCATGCTTAGTAGTTTGTTGGTGTTTCACTATCATTATCAAACGTAACATCTATCTGTCTTGTATCGAATTCGTTTCCAATTAAATTTATACTTAATGAAATGCCTAATAAGTTTGGATTAGTTTCTGATCTTAATACTTCTAGTTTTTGAATATTAATATACGGCAATTGCACCTTAAAACTCTCACGAATTAATTCATCTATTTCTTCTACAAATTCATCTGTATTATTGTTAAATAAAACTCCTCGCAAATTACAACCAAAAGTTGGACGCATAGGTCTTTCGCCATGGTTGGTGAGTAGTAGATTTTTAGCATTAGCCACCGCTTGATCTAGTGATGTGTAATTTAGAGCAAAACCAGACCCGCGGGATGAATTCATAGGTAAATCAAAACCTATTGCTACATCTCGTTCAAAATCTAATGCTGGTTGGTTTATCTCTATTGCCATTATCTATTATACTTTTTATCGTGTATTGCTTCTGCTGACTTCATAATTGATGAGTAGTCTTTAACAAAAGCGTCTGTTCCAGATGGAGGCATAGCTGTCTGTTGGCTAGCCATGTGTCCAAATCCTTGCGCTTGATCAGCTGTAAATTGTGGTGCCATTTCTGGATATGCTCCATCATCACCAAGTGGAGCTGCTTGACCATTTCTCATGGCATTTGCAGTTTCCATTAATATTCCATCCAAACTAGCATTTCCAGTCTTGTGAATTGGTTGCTGAGTTACTGGAGCGTGTGTGGTGCTATGTATATCATTAGCGCGCTCTTTGATTGGTTGTTTGTTTGTTTTTAGTGCTTCTCGTAACTCTTGTCGTATAACCGTTCGCACTTCCTTTCTGATAATCTCCTTTAGGAGTTTTGCAAAATCTATTGCTTTCATAATAATAGTGTTGTTTTATATAAATAGGCAAGTTTTTATTTATATCCAGTAAATGGAAACGGAGGAATTCCAGTTGCTGGATTAGGGATACATAATCCTTGCATTTGTGTTAATTGTGATTCAAAGTTTTTTGCTAACTCTCTTACTGATGGAGCTGTTCCCTCTAATCGTCCATCAATTCTTAGTTTTTTAAACGGTGGAATAGTGATTACTTGAAAAGTCGCTCCAGTTGTATTTGTCCACACAGCTCCAGTCCAAAACAATAATGACGCTATGTTGTAAGTTATAGATTGAGGAATTAAGTCGTTTTGTAGTTTCTTTTTGAGGATAGCTTGCAGTCGATCTTCGTATTGCTTTTTTTCTTTATCAACTCTTCCTTTGACTTCTTTTTTTATAAAAGAAACAACTTTATCTATTTGTGTACGTACAAACACCTCAAAGCGTTCGAGTAGTTCTGTTATTTTTTCTATTAAAAATATTACAAACGAACCTCTGCCTTCATTTAGAATTTTATACATATCTCGTAGCACTTTGTACATTTTATTATCAGCAAGCTTTTCTCTTGCGGCTTGCAATTTTCTTTCCTTTGCCTCTTGCTTGTTTTTAAAACTGCTAGTAATCAGTCCTTCGTTAGTTCGATCTTCTTCCTTCTGCTCCTCTTCTTCAGGCTCTACAGCTCCTATCATTTGAGCTAGTAACTTTTTGACTTTTATTAAATATTTTTGTTCTAAATTCATTAGAGGTGGGCCAAAGGATACTGGTTTAATCACCTCACTTAACAATCGTCCTTTAAGTTCAGTTTTCATATCTGTTATAGTAGCAATAAGTCCTTTTGGATTATTAGTTGGTCCTTCTATAAAATTTCTAAGAATTTCAAACGATTTATCAACTCCGCTTTGCGCTGCACCAGTTAAATCAATCTGTGGTTGATTTTGGATTCTTTTCACTAATAATTCTAAATCACGTTTGAGTTCTTCAACAAAATTTGTTGGTCCATTTGCAATTTTAGTAGGATTATCTTTCAAACCTTTAAGAGTTAGAGTTGCAATAGATACCAATGTTTCAATTTGTTTTAAAGTAGTAATTTCTTTTAAAAAACGCTTTTTGTCATCTTCTTGTTTTTTGTATGTAGCACTTTTAGCATCTACACCTACAGTAAAGAATTGGAATTTGGCATTAGCAATTTTTTGCAGAGGTTGTTCGTTTGAGGCGGAAGAAAAATCCTTTCCTGCTAGATTCTGTCCTATTAATACTGCGTTAGATGCTAGTAATGCACTTGCTTGTATTTTTTGTTTTGTTTGTTGTAATTTTACTTTATACTGCTTGATTGTTTCTTTTTTTTCTTCTATTGCAGCTCTTCTAGTTTCAACATCTTTTAACTCTTCTGGAATAGGTAGTGAGTTGATTATTGCAATTTCAATTTGTTTTGCTAGCACCTTTGCTTTTGCTATCTGCTCGTTAGCGAATTTTTCGGCTCGTTGCAGTTGTTTGTTCATAAAAATTTTTAGACGTAGCAATAATACATCTAGCTTTTGTAAAACAGTTATAAGTGTGTTTCTAGCTCTACGCTCTCTTTTAGTTTTTGTTCGTGCTGGTCTTTGTTTTTTGGGGAGGTTTTGTAACTCTCTTACTGCGTTTTCAATTTTTATAAACTGATCTTCTAACGAAAATATTTTATCCTCATATTGATCGTATTTGTTATCTGTTTTTTCTAGCAATTTTCTTATATCGATAAAATCAATTGTCAAAGATCCTACCGCTGCATTTATTGGTTGGTAAACTTGCTCAAGTCCACGTTTTGTTAGATAAGATCTCAATCGACCTGATGTATTTGAGCCAGACAAACTTATACTCTTAACCTCTTCAACATCGTTTTTAGTACGTTCTGCTATTGTTTTAAACTCTGTCTTTAGGGTTTCAACTTCATTTATAACATCTTCTGTCAATTTTGTACCTGCTGCTAATATTGCGGTTCCTTCCTTTGCTATGGTTGCTACTAGCTTTATTGTTTTTTTAGCCTTAATAATATTAGCTTCATTTTCTTTTTTTAACCGCTTGGCATCGTCTATATATTTTTCAAACAACTTCACTCTCTCAGACTTCAGCTTTTTTCCAGTTATTTCACTAGCTTTTTTAGCAATTGCTTCTTTTTGTGCATCAAGTTGTTTGTTAATTCTAGTCTTTATGTTTGTTTTTTGGATTTCTATTTTTTTCTTTAATACTGCTATTTGAGGCTCTACAATAAATTTAATAAACTTAATAGCTTCTACAGCTTGATCAGCTTGTCTTAGTCTTTTTTTTGTAGCTTCAGTTATATATGATTTGTCAGCTATAAATTCAGTCATAATATCACTAAAGCTCTCAGGCTCTATTAATGATGTTACAATTTTTACAATTTTTTGAGCTGCTGTTGATAGTCGTTTTTTTATATATCTTTTAGTTTCGTTTTCGTTAGACGCTACACGATTAGCTTTCTCTATATACTGCGTAACAGTTAAAATATTATTGAAGGTTTGACGAATTTCATCAATTGAGCTAGCTTTAAATTCTAGATTTTTTAAGGTTTCTATCACGGCATACTCTTCTGGAAAGGTGTCTTTGAAGCTAACATTAACATCAATGTCGGATGCGGCAATTTGTTCTATCTCGTCAACGACTTTTAGTAAATCTGCTTTATATGATGCATACATTTCTTTAGCAGTATCACCCAATTCTTTTATGTAGATTGGAAGTTCTTTCACTTTTTGAGTTAAAGTCTTAATCAGAGTTATCTGACCTTGTATTAATTCTTTTTGATACTTTGCTTTTCTTATAATACCCTCTAATGCTCTCTTTTTCTGTTCTAAATTTCCTTTTTGTAATATTAGTTCTTTTGTATTGAAATAAGCAAACACAGCTCTATTAAACTTTTGCTTACTAACATCGTTAAACGGTAATCGAAAGCTGTCACCGGTACCGGTTCCTACTGGAGCAGGGGCTCCGGATGCTGCTGGTGCTGGAAGTGTTGGTGGTATTCCTATTGGTGCTCCTTTTTCTATTGTTCGCACATAATACTTAGTTACACCATTTGCAAAATCCTCAACGTCTTTAAAGCTGCCGTTTTGCAGATCTTTTAATAAAGGCTGGACAAAATCTAGTTCAAAGTTAATTGGCATTATATTGGTATATTATCTAGTCCAAGATCTGAGTACCACAACTTTGTACACTTGGCTTTTGGTCCTTTCAATGCCATTTGAGGTCTATATTCAAAGTGCCATTCCTCCGAGTTTACTGTTCTTATAAATCCAAATTTATGAGCATTAAACGCTAACCATTTATAAACAGCTACATTAAGAGATCCTCCAAATCCGGTACGAGAGCCGGTGTTAAAATCTAAAGAGATTCCACTACCATGGTTTGATCTTCCTGGAGGAGCAGTTGCTGCAATGAATGCACCTGACGTAGCATACCATATAAAAGCCTCTTTGCCGCTTTTTGGACCAAACAATCCGCTAGCGCCTACACTTCCATTATTGGTTACGTATTTTGTCCAGTGTGGGTGGAGTGGTTTAGTTACGGTTTTACCTTTACTATTTTTATATGTTGAGCCATCCTTCCATCTACCAGGATCTCTTCTTAAACTTTCTTGTGTTGTAAATTTACCATTTACTCCACTATCTGATACCCATTTTACACTTGGACCTGCTGCCGGTCGGAAACCTGAGTTGCACGTCAAGGTTACACCTGCTGCTTTTGCAGCTACATTCATTCTTTGGAATGCTGTAATGGTTTCCTTAGTTCCAGATTGTTTGTTTATTCGATATAATATACTGAAAGCCTTTCCGTTATTGTCTTGTACCGATGAGCCACCTAATCTTATTGGATCCAAGTCTCCAGATACTGGATCTTTTGCTGCTTGAATTGCTGAAGATTTTAGTTGAATTGCTGATGCTGGTATTGCTGTTTGTTGGAATCTATTTACTAGATTAATAATAGCTGTTGTGCTAGTTGCTTGCTCTTTTGTTTGCTTAAATCCTATGTAGTATAATCCAACATTTCCATAGAAAGTTAAGCCATATAGTAGAGCATTGTTTTGTAACCATTTTTTTATTGCACCATCATACTCTTCAATCATAATAATACGACCATGTCGTCTTGGGTCTAAGTCTGTTGTGTTGGGTACACTATACACATTTGCAGGAGCTGCGCTTCCGCTTGCTGCAGATTTGAAAGGAACAGCTAGTGGTGGATCAAACGCTCCTTTTGCTTTAGTGACACAATCGTTAATATACGTTTCTAGTTTTGAGTAGTCCGATCCTTGTGCAATCTCCAACATCTCTTTTGCTGGATCTAATAATGGGGACAATGCAGCATCAAAACTCTCCACTCCTGGAGGTGCTGCTGTTTTAAACTCATCTCGCAGTTTTTTGCGGAGATCATCAACTACCTCAAACTTTGATAAGTAGCTTGGTTGCAGCACCAACTCTTTTGTAGTGCTTTCTCGTAGTTTTGCATTTAGTGCTTGAAAATAGTCATATGCTTCTCTAAATACTACATTATCTCCAAATTGTGCTAATTTTCCTTCTAATGATGCCATAATATTAACTTAATTCATCTCCATACAGTGGTGATGCAGGTGTATCGTAAAATCCTGGAACTGCTGCCATTGGGTTAGTTACTGGATTTGGTGGTGGTCCTGCTTGTCCAGGTCCTCCAGGTCCAACTGTACCCGTAGTTACTCCAGTTAAAGTTCTTGGTGGAACATAATCTTTAGCTTTTTCTTTGGCTGCTTTTACAGTCTTCAATCTCTCTGCATCAACTGTTCCATGAGTTAAACCGTCTATATATCCATATTCACTTATGATTTCAGGTAATCTAGTTTTTAATAACTCAAACTCTGCCAAAGATGATGGTTGAAATACTCCATTACCTAATGGTCCAGCTATTTCTGAGTTTTCTAGGGTTACAATAAAGTCTTCTAGAAAATTAATAAGTTTAATGCCTAAGGCTAAAGGCTCGTATAATTCGTCTGGTGTTGGATCTCCTACCGACTTTCCTGGATCTCTTGCTTTGCTCAAGTCTTCGGTTATTTCCTTGCCTCGATTAGGAACACCTATAAACACCTGCTCATGACCAAATAATGTTATAGCTTTTCCAGAATCAACATTAACTGCTTCTGGTGATGCTATTGCTACTCCTTTTTTTCCAAACATCATTGCGTAATCGTCTTTAGCGTTTATAACAACACGACTACTGTTTAAAAATATGCTACCGCCAACTGCTCCAGGAGCGTATGTATTAAAGCTTCGTTCGTTTATTCCAAGAAGCTTTTCTACATCTTGCGCTGTTCCTTTGACTTTTAGATCGAAGGTTGTGTCAGATTCTTCAGCAAAGGAAAGAGCCATTACTTCGTCTTGATACTTACCTATATCAATAGTCGTCTTTCCGGTGAATTGTTGACCAGGTTGTGGTGCTGTCACGGTAGCTGCTATGGCAGGAGGCAGTCCTCCATTTTGAGCGACAATCTGCTTTATCTGATCGTAAGTGTATACTGCCATTAGTCTCCTATTTCGAGTTTGAATTGAGCAGCTAACGCAGCTGCCATTGCTTTCATTCTAGCTCCACATTTGGGTGAGTATTGAAATTCATTTGCTCCATTATTGTGAACGCGCTCATTTATTATGATTAGCATATTAACAAGCGATTTTGGATTCTTGAAAAATCTATCAAACCACCCCTGATAAAAATCTTTGTTTTCGTTTGTTTTTTGTGCTTGTATCCATTTGTATTGTGCTTGTATAGCTGCTACGCAACATCCTATACTCTTTACATCATGAGATGTAGGACTATCATTAAATGTAAACTTATTTGAATCAAATGGAAAGATACTAAACGATTTTTTTTCTTCTGCTTGGATACCTCTTTTAATTAAAGCAGTATCACCTCCATTCCAACCAATCATCATATTAAAATAACCCAAATATGAATTTAGATTAGCACCTGTCAGTATTGGACGTCCTAGTGTGGGATTGTTTCCGTATTGGCTAATCCACCAAACCTTTGCTGCTTGTTCGGTTGTAAACACTTCTTGCAGAAATGCTTTAGTTTTGGATTGATCTACATCTCCTGCATTACTAGATGTTCCTGACTTATTATCAAACGCTGTCTTAGGCGTGTATCGTGTGTAAGACTTGGTCCACATCATTATTTCAGTATACGCTTGTGTAAGGTCACTAAAGTATCCTGCTTCTAAAGGTGCAAAAGCAAAGTCTAATTTTCTAGCATAAGGTTTTCCACGACCACTGCTGTGCATCTTCATCACAGTTTTCATAGCAATTCCTCTCATAGAGGTCAGCTCCTTTGCTGTTGGATGATCTACTAATGCCACATCAACTTCCTTAATACTAGGCCACCAAACTCCATCAACAATTTTCCACATTGTATCTGGATCAATTCCGTTTATATCTTCTGTTTGGTACCTTGCTTTATTCTTTGCAATAATTTCTTGGATTCTTGTGTTTAGAACATCCTTAGCAGTTGCAGGTCCCGCTCTTAACACTTTTAAATAATCTGCCCATAAGGTAGAATTAGTTCCAGCTACAATACGAATCACATGAGCACGCGCAAGCTCATCACCCTTCTCAGTTATGAGTCCGTTAAACTTATCAATTGTATCTTTTGGTATTGCTCCCATAATTAATCTTGTGCTCCACTTAAACCAGTTTGACCTTGTGTATAGAATCCGTTGTATCCTTCGCTAGCTGGGTCATTTGATTCTCCATCTGAAATTGGTGTTTCGTCTTGAGAAGTTGTATCGTCTGGTGATGGTTGTTCTGAGGGTGGCTCTTCGTTTACTTTAACATCCTCGCCCTTGTTTCCCTCCTTCGGTGCTGTTTTATTTGCTCCACTCCTAGCATCCTCTCCATCCTTAGCTTTGTTAGCAGTTTTTTTGACATCAGTGGAAAGCTCAATACCATATGTATTAGCCCAAGAAGCTAATGGATGAGCTAAATCATTTCCATCAGGTAAGGCTAATTTTATTGGTATTTGTTGTGTAGAAGTTAAGTACATTGAAGTTGCATCAACATTAACATCTTCTGATTGGTATGATTTGTTTTCACTCTCAGACGCTGTGTTTTTATCATTATCTACTCGCATAAGGATAATAGGATCTCCAGGCACTCCAGCTTCTGTTTGAGCAAATTGTTGCTCTTTTATTACCTTAGTAAGGTTTGCAGGGTCGGGTGTTCCTGCAAATCTGATACTTCCTCCAAACCGACCTTGCAATACAAAATCACCCTCATTCAATGCTACTTGCTTATGTACAATAGATTTGTTTTGGTTGTTTTTAAATGCGCCTAAACTTTTAATTTTTTTATCAAATCTGCGAGACAACTCTCCTACTGTTCTCTGTCCTGGAAGGAATGGATTAATCCTATCAGGATCAATTCCAATAAATGGTGCAGAGTTTGATGTGATGTTAGCACTAGTACCAACTACTGGACCGTAGAAGGTTTCTGTAGTCATGAATACGTCAGGGCCATCAAGTTTGCTTGATTTAGCATCAAAGATTAAAACCTGCTCTCCCGGTAACGGTACTTTAAAATTACTACGATCGAGCGGATTTGCTTGTCGTGCTAACAAAGCTTCCATGAAACTAAAAGAAGTTCCTCCAGGTGACGCAAAAGCGTTTCGATAAAATACAGTACCTATTATTCTGTTTTGATCTGGATCATAGGAGGGGTGATTTTCATTTAGGATAACATCCAACACATGACCCACTCCAGACCGATTAAATGGTAAATACGGTTGAGGTGGTACTGGTGCTGGCGATGCTTTAAGAGCGCCAAATAATCCGCTGAAAAATCCCATATTCTATCCTTTATCTAGTAAATCTTGTGCTGCATCCATTAATTGTTGCTTTTCAGCCTCAGACAACATGCCATCATCTGTGTTAGTATTCTTATTGCTGGATACTAGCAATCGTTGCACAATCGCTGTCAATTTCACTAAATTGTCATCGTTTTTCACTGAGACCTCAAGATACTCTTTAACTAAAGGAACCATCATAGATGCATCAGTCATATTACGAATCATTGGTTTGAGTTGATTGATCAGCTCAGTGATTTGCTTCTCTTTCTTTTTAGTGTTATTGTAAATGTCTGCTAAAAGATCAGAAAAGTTTTTATTATCAAATAGTGGTGAATCTTTATCCATAGTGCTTTTTATATAAATAGGTGAAAAGTAAGTTTTACGAAACTCCTCTACTTTCAATATCCTCTAAATACTCATACAACTTCTTGATGCGAATACCAGCTGTCCAAGCTATTCTATTTTCATAGAATCCCAACTCTGTTAACTTACCCTCTATGTCTGGCTCTAAAGGATCAAACTCAAATGCGTGCAAGTTTGGTGTACCACAAACATCTTCCCATGCTTTGATTTCATCTAAAATAAAATCTCGAATATAGTCTTGAGATACGTTTATTAACACTACCTTTCAATTTCGTATATTTTTTCTTTAGGGATGTAGCCTTTTTCTAAGAAATCACTATACATATGCTTCCAACGCAATTTCATGTCTTTTACAACTTTGGTGATTTGCTGAGTGTTAGCGTTGGTCATCTCGCGAATATAAACGTACAATGCTTTTTTGTTAAAAATTTCAATTCTATCTCTCTTTCTAAACAATTCCAATACTGCTTCTGCTAACCTTTGATCACGCTCTTTTTTGTAGTATAATTCAACCTTATCATCCCAATACTCTAAATACTTTTCAAAAAACTTTTCTAAATCTGGACCTTCTTCATCTGCTGTAGGTGTTGAATCTGCAATCTCTATGGAGAGGTCATAATCAATACGTTTTGTTTCGATTAACTTTTTATAGTTTTTTCTATTCTTTAAAATGCAGTAATTTTTTGCAACCATGCTGAAATAACTGAACGCTTTGCTTCCCTTCTCTGGTTTGAATTTACCTAGCTTTTCACATAAAAAAGATACAACTTCATGTTGAACTTCATGCAACGGAACATTGTCGGTGTAATAAAACTTGAAGGTGTGAATGATGTTTTCAACCAACTTCTCCATTGGTTTTCTAATACCTCTTTCGTATATTCTACTCTTTACTTCTGTATCCTCTGTTGCGTTATATTCGATTATAGCCACATCAACCTCAGGACCGAAATATTGTTTTTTACTTTTTCTCGCTCTTTTCTTCTTTTGCATCATTGCTTATGTATTTTTTAACAAACTCATCTAAGTCTGTGGTTGCTGCTTTTATCTCTTGAAATATATATCCAGTTTCGTCGTCAGCTTCAAATGAACCTAAACGATCAATTTCCTGCATTCTCTTGTATGCTTTATCAGTACGAAGTGCTATGACAGATAACATTCTGACATACAATTCAAGAAATCCCATTAATTTTTCTGATTTTTTAAACTGAACGATTAGAAGCCATAATGCTACGGCTAACAATACAGACAGTGTTATAACTACTACTAACATATTATTTGAATAATTTATCGAATGTATTTTTCAGATTATCTTTATCTGAGTCTGTGATGCTTCCTTTTTTCTTAGCAGTTTTCTTTTCTGGAAAAGTAGTTACCGGTTCTTCTTTCATCATATTAGATTCAATACGAGCTGCCATTGCATCCGCTTGATGTAACACGTAAGGAAGATTAGTACGTAAGGCGCTGTCTGGATTCCAACTAACATAATATGGCTTGTTAGATTCTTCATACATACCATCATGTAATTTAATTCCAAACCATTCATTGTCAGTAATAGTAATACCTCTATCGTAAAGAAGTTTTAATCCTCTATCTGGAACAGTCATAAAAGCATTTACCGGATTGTTAGTGTACAGCTTTCCTTGATTCTTTCTATGCCAATCAGACGGATTATGAATATACTGCTCAGCTTCTTCTGTTCCTATCTTTCCTAAGTCATGATTCATTGCAGAAAAGATTAATTCTTCTGTAGTGTAATCTTTTGTTGCTCCATGCTTACTCCAAAGCTTATCTACATCCAATGCACACTCCATAACACGTATAACGTGATCCACATAACCACCAATAAAGCAATTGTGGTAGTGAGCTGTGCCTGAGGCAGGCATCATCATAATACGCTCCTCATGATCTTGATATAACTTCTTTAACTTTTCTTTTCTATCTCCTGTGACGTACTCGTCTATAAAAGACAAAAACTTTTTATAATTATCTTGTAATTCTTCTGCTGTGTAACTCATAACTGCTTGCTTAGTTTTTTTAACTGTGATTCTAATTTACGTCTGTATGTAACGCGTTTCTCTTTTTTAATTTGCTTTTTTAACTTACTTATATTGACAAGAAGTTCTTGATGATCTCGCCTTTTTTGAGATTTACTTCTTGTGTCTTTTTTAGGTTCTTTTCTAGGCGTTGCAGGCAGTGTTCCTTTTAATTTAGGCTGCTCCACTCCTTTATAATACACTGTGCCATTCTCATGCACAAACACCTTCATAAACTTCCATCCTCTATGGAATCCGGAAGGTCTTTTAGGTTTTGGAAGATCATTTGGATCCCACATCTCTCTTACGCAATCAGAACAGTGTTTTAGTATAGTACCTGGAGTAATCTGATCTCTGTACTCCATTTGTCCGCAATTTTGACATTCTAAATAAGGCATAGCTTTCTACTTGTGTGACTATTATAGTAGTAACTATACAACTTTTTTCTCAAAAATGCTAATTTTCACTAATAGGTTGGAAGGGAAACACAGTCCAAGTTAAACAAAACCATAAAAACTGGCCATTTACCTTACGTTTTGTAACGTAATATGGCAACATTCCTTGCTCTTTAAAATCTAAATTAATCGATTTTTTTATGGATTTTTTGTGAGGACTCACGTATATAAGGATATCAAACGCGTTCAAAACCATGATATCATGCTCTTTGTCGAGTTCATCTAAGTGATCAGTAATATGATCAAAAAGAGATAATTCCTCGCACAGATAGTCAAAATCCAGCTTCTTTTCACTGCGACTAAAATGCCACATCCACTCACCTTTGACATTTTCTATAGATGGTGATTCCCCGAAAGCATTTAGGTCTAGACTAGCAGCTGCTTTTGTTATTTGATGCTTTGCCTTTGACAAAAAACCATTATCCACTAAAGCATCGTAGTAGCTATTCATACTACTTTTTTGATTTTTTAGAAGAGCGTCTTGTTGGTTTTTTATTCGTTGCAGGCTTCACTGGCTTATCCATATTAGCTACATGCTCGAGAAGAGAATTTCTTGTTTCTTCTAGCTTTGCTATTTTTTGGTAAGCTTGGTCAGCCCACCCTTGTATGGCTTTAACCTTGAATTGTAAATCTTTAGTATTTGTATTATTTCTATATAAGACAATAGCTAGCCCTATATTAACAAATACACTAGTAATTAATAATGAAGTAAATAACATAGTATTATGTGTTTTTAAATGTTAATGTATAAACTTTAATATCAGAAAAATAATCCAGAAAGTCAACTATTTTGTCAGATAAATTTAATTTATTATGATATTGCGCCACCAAAGTAACACAACCATCTGAGGTCAGTATACTTTGTTACTACTAAAACTGCACCTGCAGGCACTGTTGCTGGGCCGTTGGTAGGTAGCATTGGTAGTAAGTTATCATCCACTCCAGGATACACTTCTAATGTTCTATTACTAACAGTATTGTGAATAGTGTATGTTGTTCCACGTGAAACTGCCGACACTAACGGAAGCTTGACACCTTTAGAATTATCAGCAGATGTAACAAACACTCTTGACATACCTGCAGCAATCTGAGTAGCACTATCTTGATTATTTCCAGCAGCTGCAACATCTTGAACCGCTTCTACATATCTAGCGGCTGAAATCTCAACACTTGCAGATATGTTTGGAGCAGTAATAAAGCCTGATGCTGTTACGTGAGTTGTTTTTACATTGGCTAGAGCACCAACAGTTAACACACCACTTTGAATGCCTGGATTAAAGGAGAGGCTACTAGTTACATTAACTCCATCATTTCCAGACGTAGCATTTCCAAAGTGTATGTTGAAAGCAGCATTTGAATTTTCTGTAGTTATAGCTACGTTAGTTGCGTTAGTTGCAGTTGTAGCAGTAATTGCATTTCCAGTTAAATCTCCAATAAAACCAACCGACGCACTTATAATGGAAGCTGTTACGTTTCCATTTAAAAATTGAAAACTTTGATTACTGTCTTTTACTTTAAATATAGTCTCAGCTGAAGCTCCATCTACATCTCCAATATCTACATCAAAGTTTGTTGCTCCTGCATTTAGTTTTATGGATGGATCATCAGCACCCACTGAATAAATAGAATCTTTAATAAATAAGTCATCTATTACAGTTATATCAGTACCTACTATATTACCACTCGCACTCACATTACCTGAGGCTGTCATGTGGCCAACTACATCTAAGTTATCAAGGACTTGTAAAACACTTGTAGCACTCTTTACGATTGGGGTCGTAATTGATATGTCTGCCGTTACTTTCCCAACAGTATCAAAATTAGCTGCTGTTATGTCTCCACTTGAACTTATATTACCAGATGCTGTCAGATTAGCTGTAATAACTAACGATCCAGTAATCTGTGCGTTACCGTTATGGGTGCCATCCCACTCAGCAGTTACTCCAGTTATGTTTGTTCCGTCTCCCGAAAAGTCTCCAACGTGAGATCCAGTAAATGATCCAGAAAAAGATCCAGAAGCTACTACTTCAGTGGCTGTTGCACCGTCTAGCGCATCAATGATTCGTGTAATATGCTCTGCGTCGATTGTTGAAGTATTGCTAATACCAGTTCTTGAAATTGTTGCCATTTATGTACGTGTTTATTATAAATAGCTTGGAATATAATTAAACTTGGAAAATAGAGTCGCTTAATCTTCCTAATCCATCCGGATGATCCATGCCATACCCAAACACCCACTCATCTTGTAGAGTGTATCCGCAAAAGTCTAGCTCCATTGGACAGTCATGTCTCTTTAATAAAGTTGCTTTGTAAACGTGTTTTGCTCCTCTATCGTAAGCGAGTTTTTCTAAATATGCCATCGTCTTTCCAGAGTCACAAATATCATCTACCAACCAAACATCCTTATCTGCCAAATTAATATTCCAATCTTTATATAAGTTAATCTCACCTCTAGCTTGACCTTTATATGACTCAACTCCTACACAATCCACATAAGCGTCGAATAGTAGGTTTTTAGCTACATCCTGAAAGAATGTAATACCTCCTTGCAGGATTGGTGTTAATACTGGATACAGTGCTTTTGGTTCGTCTGGATAAAGACCGTTCATTTTTTCTGCCAGCTCTAAAACTTTGTCCTCTATTGCATGAGGACCAAATAATATTTTTTCCATACACTTAATATACGAAAATTATATTATACTTTCAACTTTTTACCCGATGTTTTAAAATTAAGTTTACGCATAACTGTTTTAGATATTAAGTCCAGTTTTTTGGTTCTAGGATTGAATCTAAGAACAAACGGTACGTTAATATTAGATTCCATATCAGTGATTACAGCCTCTCCACTAGCTCCTAAACTCTTTATCTCCTGTCCGTGATCCTCATATGTCTTTGTAAACAGATCCTCAATCTCTTCTGGCTCTATTGATTTACGATTACGTATATCGTTTACTCGATCCATAAAATGTCTTGTGAATTCTATATCAATTCCAATAGCAGCAAACATCTTATCTAAGTAAGCTTCCACTTCATCTAATTCAGCTTGGTTTACTGATTCTAATATTTGTTGTAGCTTAATCATGTTATCCTGGTACATCTTCTTCAAACACTATTCCCTCTCCGGTGAGTGTACCATTAACACTACCTACCTGATCAGTTACTGTTGTTCCAGTACCTCCATCATTATCACCCATTCTATAATAATGTTGGATAGCTATAAATTGGTTACTATAATCAATGCTAGTAGCATCTGTAGGAACACCACTATTATATAAGTTACTTACATCAGATTGAGCCAAAGATCCAGTAAAGTATACAAATTCATCTATATTGCCGTTCATAAAATCACTTGCACCATTACGTGAACCAATGTGGAATGGTGTTGTGTCATTGGTAGAAGATCCTGGAGTCATGTTGCTGGTATCAAATGATTCCGCGTGTGTCCCATTTGATGATTGTGATACACGACTAATACCATTTACATATATATCCATTCCAGAACTACTAAAATTTCCATTATATGTTACTACCAGATGATACCAACCAAGTGATGCGTTTGGAATAATATTACCTCCTCCAGCATTGTCTGATCCACTGTGTACAGCAGATCTTACAGTTAATCCCTTAGGATTGTTGGTGACGGGCTCCCGTCCTTGAATTAAAACTTTTACTCCACTAAAACTATCTACAGTTAAACTTAATCCTTTATATTCTACACCTCGACCTGAAGCTACTTTACTAGCAATTCTAACTCCGCTTTCTCCTGGATTTGAATCATGTTTTACCCATGTACTTATACTAAAAGAACTGGAAGGTGAGATTACCATATTATCACCAAACCCTATAGTACTATCCGCTACATCTCCATCAAATTTAGCAGAGTAGGTGTTTGTAAAACCACTGGCTGCAGCTGTTCCAGTATTACTACCGTAAGCCTGTAGATGTTGTTGATATCGCAAAAAAGCCTCTTTCCTTCTTCTTTGATCTTGTTTCTTTTTAGCTTTAAACGCTCCTTCCTCCTGCAACTTTTGTTTTTTTGCTAACTCACGAATATAATCTGCATTCCTTAGAAAATCTTTCATTTATCTGTAGTAGTTTCTATTGTAACTTGTATTTTTGGTTCATATCCTTGTGGTAATTTATTTACCAATCCTTTAAAAGTGGAGTTGCCAGCATCATGTCTAAACTCAAATTTAAGATTACTAAGATCCATCATCACTTGTGAAGATGTTGTAAATCCAAAACTATTATCTCGTCTATACGGATTCATCCACTTATCACTATCATGTTGCTTCGATAGAGCATCCAATACCTGCTCTTGCGATGAAATATCCGACAATGCATCGTAAGCTATTTGTTGCCTAGACAAAGAAGATTTTCTTTTTAATCCACCTGTATAACCAGTATCAGGATACTCAACTCCATGGTTAGTTCTTGTCACTACTTCATCAGGACCTATTCGCTTTATTATAGGAACATGTTGTGAAGTCATTTCAATAATATAGCTATGCTTAGCGTTTGATACAATTGTAAGCCCCTTGACCCCAACATCATCTTCATCATCACCTCTAAAATTAATCACCGATCTCATAGATTGTGATAATTTAGATTGTTGTAATGCGGTTCTGATTTTTAATCCATCATAAGAAGGCTTACCATTCTTACCTTTTTTAGCTTTATCTTTTGCTAAATCTCCCTCTTTTTCATCAAAACCAACCATTAAAGATGCATTTACTACACCAATACCCTTCTCATTTAGACCTTCACTCCAATCGGTTAAGACGTCTCGCATATAAACCATCTCTATACCATTCACAATTTCGTGCACTACTTCAAGATCTGGAGCATACATTCTATCGCGGTTCTTTGCCAAAACTACATTGCCATCAACACGGCAGCGCGCAATCACACACTCGTTTAATTCGTGAAGAAGGTTACGTAATTTTATCATGACAGGCTTTCTAATAAATAGTCAACTATTCTTTAGTTTCCTTATGCTGATCAATCTTTTCTAGTATTTTCTTGAAGAGGTCTGTTTTTATCCATCCACTCAGCGACGCATTCTTTAATGCGCTAACTATTTGGAAAATTAAAAATGGCACAATAACTGTTTCACTTAACCAAGAGGTTCCTACAAAACTCTTCTCTATAGAAAGGAGTACACCTAATATAACCCACCACAAAGCTAAAGTTCTTAAAACTTTTATTGCTTTATATGTTCTAAATCCTTCTCTTTTAACACCTGCTATAACACCAAAAAAGCCATCCAATAATACAACACAACCTACTGATAAAAATTGTTCTGCATTATCCATAGCAAGACCTAGGAAGTAAGAACACACAAAGGCGCATGTAGTTGTTATTGAGATTACTGCAGTTTTCATAAAGCTTTAAGCATATCAACTAATTCTAATTGTGGAAAGCAATCAAACTTATCTTTACGAACATTTGTGTGAGTCCATAATCCAAATTGCTTTGCATTATAAGCATCTGAGTTAAACTCAAAAGCATCTTTAGGATGTACTCCCTCTTTTAGGAGTTTAGGTAATCCATTAACCAGATCCATTTTTGGATAAATGTCTTTAAGATGTAATATAAGCAATCGAAGAGCTTCAATCTGCTTTTCTGTATAAGCATGCCAGTATTGGTGTCCTCTAAACTTATAACCTAAATCACAAACAAATTCCGGTTTAACTTCTGTATTAACATATGTGTAATATTTGTCTCCAGAGGTCGAAGGTTTCTTAGTTAGGTATCCAAAGTTATTAAGCTCTACTCCTCCAGACATCTTTGAAATTGCAAACTTACCCACTTTACCTAAGTGCCAACCTACGTAATTATCAGGAAAACACTCTACGACAGTTCCGTCGTATTTAGCTTCTTTACCCTTTACATTAGAACCTCCAATACAGTACTGAGTAGCTACTCTTCCTCGCTTATCCTTGTTCCAGCTGTGTATGGTGTTGTATGGATTGTCCCAACCAGCAGTGTGATGTATAAAGAATCCTAACGGTTCAATCTTGCCATAATCTCTTACATACTCATCAGAATCCAAATACACCTTATCAATCACAAGACCACCTTTAGTTGTGTATGTTCCGTGTTTTGCTAACTTATCATCCTTATCATACGCTGTATCTTCAGCCGTAGTGTCCTTAGTGTTATCTGTGTCAATTCCTGCAGCTTCCCATGTTGCTCGACCAACAATTCCATCTGCTACCAAGCCATTTTTCTTTTGCCACTCAACTGTCAACTTCTCTGTACCTGCACCAAATATTCCATCTGCTGGCGTACCTATCACCTTCTGCCACTCCTTTACTTCTAAACCTCTACTTCCTTTTTTTAACAACATATTTTATTTTTTTATTAGAAATCACTCATCATAGACTCATCCACAAACTCTTGCACATCTTCTTGCTTTGCATCAATTTGCATCATAATATTAGCCTGATATCTTTTCTTTTCCTCTCCATCAACAAACACTATTATAGTAGGTAATACCACTATTTTATATTTTGTTTTTAGTTTAGGATATTTGGTAAGATCATAATACTTAACACTGCAGTCTGTTAACTTTCCGAGCCAAGCTACCTTATTAGCATCATTCCACGAAGCATTAAAATGTTTAACAACCACTTGAGAATAACTCTTCGTAGCACACAAACATATTAACGCAAACATCAATATTAATCTCATAGCTTTTATCTTAGTTTGTCAATTTTTTCCTCTATACGATCCATATCTTCCTTCAACTCTGTGACATCTTCTTGAGTTGTCATAATAGTTTGTCGAACCAACTGATCTTTCATATCGTACTCCATCCGTGTCACTTCAGGATCTGGAGGGATCGGAAGCTCTTTTGCTTCTTGTATATCTGCTTGTAATGCAAACCACATTCCTACTATGGTCGCAATTGCAAAAGCAAGACCTACCAAAGTTTTGATACTTATCTTAAAACCTGTATCCTCATTTAACTCTTTTGCCATTTTTAAAAAATTATGTAATTGACACCAACACTAAAGTTGTGCCAACTACGATTCCAGTACTTGTTATATTTGCCTTCTAGGAACACTCCTAAGCTTTTATTGAACTTGTAACCGAAAATTAATCCTCCAGAATAGTCGATCCACTGACCGCTGTTAAAGTTGTGATATGAGTAATCACCATCTGCCTTTAGGTGCACTGGCATTACATTACCCCATGAGTGCAACCAAAAATCTTTAGTATAATGATAGAAGTCAAACCCTATAACAAGGGAATGATTCCACTGTAAAGGTAGAGCACTTCGCTCTTCCTCTGTGTATTTTGCTAACACTTCTGGAACAACAACCGCTTCCCACACTTGAGTGTTTTCTGCTACTAACTCTCCTGCTGGATCAAAATATGTAACACCACCAAAACCATCAAATTCAACTGAATACCCTTCTTGTATTGCTAACTGAGTGTAGTGCAGATTACCATCGGATAACAACCAACTTTCTAATGGATTGTATCCATATGGCTCCGATATACGCTGTACTGCTCCTATATTAAACGACAACTTATCGCCTACTTTTTGTCTATATCTTTCTGAAGATTCAAAATATTGAATATCTGCAAATCCATCTTGGACATACTCAACCTTAGCTATCCAATGATTAGCTACATATCGTAAAAAATGATCTTGATTAAAAAACGACGTTCCTTGCTGTCTAGTCCAATCTGCCTCAAATAAAAATTCAAAGCCATTTATTTTTCCAATTGTAGCAGCGTCTCCGTATGATTTTTCTGTACCGTCATAAAACACATTAGCTCGATTTTCATAACCAAATCTAGCAATCTTTCTCACACCTATTGCAATAGAATAATCAAAAGGTGTTTTAACTGTGTTTGTCTGCAATCCATCTGTCACTGAAAATACATCNACNTCTGANATTGANTTACCACCCGAGACTGCTCCATAAAACGTAGAGTATTTGACTAACTTTTTAACAGTCTTAGAGAANTTAGATTGCTCTTCTTGACCGAATAATATTGTTGGTATTAGTAAGAATAGTATTAAAAGCTGCTTCATTGTTTTATAATTCTTTTAGTAAATCTCTTTTCTTCATGTATTAGTGTTAAGAGATATACACCGGTTTCATATATACCCAACTCTAAACGATTATCCTTTCCAGTCAACATTAGTTTACCCATCATATCTCTCAACTCATAATTAAATGTTAGATGTGTTTCAATAGTGACGGTGTTGTCTGTTGGGTTTGGATATACGAGAATTCCATTAATATCCATCTCGTCAATACCCACTGGCCACCCTTGTTGACAGTAATCATACATAGATTGACATGATGCATCCCATTCATTTTCACAACAATAAACATCTACATCTATTACCCAAGCATAGCATCCATCATTTAACCAGTAAGGGTTTCCAGGACCACCTACACATCCTGCGTCATATAGACAAGCTAATGAGTCTGTTACATTTGCTGTTGGATCATAATTAAATGCATTTGGATCTGTACATCCAGCAACTGGCAATATACATGTCCCATTATCTGTATTAGCTAGGGGATCGAAGTTTAATGCTGTTGAGTCTATACACCCAAAAGTGACTGGTATACAAGATCCATTATCCGTATTGGCTAATGGATCGTAATTAAATTGTGTAGGGTCCATACAACCATAAATAACATCTATACAGCTTCCATTGTCGGTGTTTGCGTTTGGATCGTAATTAAAGGCGTTAGGATCTGTACATCCATATATTGGATAAATACATGTACCATTATCGACGTTTGCTGTAGTGTCATAATTTAGAGCAGTTGAGTCTGTGCATCCAAAATATATACAAGAACCGTCATCAACATTAGCAAGAGAATTGTAGTTGTAAGATATAGAATCCATACAACCATATACTGTAGCAATACATGAACCATCATCAACGTTTGCATTTGGATTATAGTTAAATGCTAGGTTATTTGTACAACCTTCTATGATTGCAATACATGAACCATCATCGGTATTGGCTAATGAATCGTAATTAAATGAAGTAGAATCCATACAACCATATATTTTAGGTTCACAATAATCTCCACAGAATGGCAATGCAGAATATGTAATCCATGTTGGTTCTTCAAAAGGCTGTAATGCTCCTTGTCCATTATTTGCAAATGGATTAGCACCTTCTTCTAACAGCACAACACCATCTGCATTTTCTAACTTAAATGAATTATGCCAGGTCTGGAATTGTACTTGAGAAGGTGGTTGTTGTGGTCCACCTACTTCAAAGTAATATACCTTGACTGGTTTATCAGTATCTAATTGTAATGGAAAGGTTTGGCTAGATGCACCTGGTCCCATAGTATAAGTCCATAAATTTGTTCCTTGAGCAACACCTAAATAAGAATTACCCCATCCATCACTAGCATCATCTTCTATTGTTAGTGTGTAGTTACAAGTTGGAATTATAGCTTGCATTGTAGCATTAGAGTCATAATTAAATGCTGCAGTATCAATACACCCATACACGTGCAGATTAGCACATGTACCATCATCTATATTAGCTAGCGAATCAAATTCTTGATATGCAGGATCTGTACATCCTAACACAGGAGTTATACCGCTACAAGGAACACCAAATACTGGTCCCGAATATGCTGTAGAACCGAAGTTAGGATTACCTAATTGCCATAAGACACTACCATTGCAATCATATATAGTAATATCACCATCAACCGTACCGCCAGTAGTTGATCCAGCTAAACCATCACCATAAGAATCACTAAATATTAACTCTGCACCTGCAGGATCAACACATACAGTATAGCTGTAGGTTTGTCCTATATCATTAAAATCGTAAGTACCTTGTCCATTGTTTTCGAGCTGATTCCCGTTTGACAGGTCTACTAATATCCACGAAGTTTCGCTTGGATAGCTGTCTAAAGTTACCTCTACTGTTATTTCAAAATCTCCAGGATCACAGCCACTACTCCCACCTCCACCAACACAAGAACCATCATCTTCTGTCGCCCATGGATTATATGCTATAGAGTTAACATCCATACATCCAGGTATACAAGCAGATGGAGTGTATGCTATAGTATCGGATTGTGTTCCGTTAGAATAATTTAAAATTAGATAATGTTCTACAGACCAGTTTGGAGGCATATTCGGTGTTCCGGCAAATACACCAAAGTTGCCTTGAGGTGAACTTGAAGGATATCCTATTGGATATATAAATGGTCCAACTCCTGCGGCAGTTGAATACTCTACCGAAACAACATCCTCATTGCAATTAGCAGTAGTATCGTTAAACCATTCAAATATAATAATTACTTGACTTCCACCATTAATGCATTGTTGATATGCATTTGAACTTATAAAGTTGCAAGGTGTTTGCGCAATAGAAATTATTGGCAATAAAACCGCTAACAGAAACGCACTAAAACTCTTCGTCAGAAACTTCTTCATTTTTATTGTTACTTTTGTTGTTACTAAACACCTTACCAATCTCAGCAATACCAAAACTACCTAAGGTTACTATTAAAAATGAGTTATAAATAAACTCCGAAATAACTAGATGGTTACCTAACACACCAGTTATAATGTCTGTGATTGCAAATATTGCCATCATACCAAATGAAAGAAAACCAACTATAGTTTTCTCATTGATACCATTATCGTCTTTGAAAATATCTCTAAAAGCCATAAATTTTCTATTTAAGAACATCACAATTCTTGAAACCTTTATAGCATTATATAACCTCTTAAAGATGCTCATGTTAATTATAAATAGCTCTGAAAAATAGAAAATGCCGGTCTTGCCGGCATTAACTTTAAGCTGTTTATTGTTTTATAAAATAAATTCTTGAATATTAAACGCGTTCTTAATCTCTCGCACTTCTTGCATGAAATCTCGTCGATTTTCATCGGGTAACTGTTTAGAAATGTGCAATATAAGAGCGGTACTTGTCTTGAATTTTTTCGTAATTTTTTTGTCAAATCCATTAGCCTCAGCCACCTCACATATCGTGTTAAAAACACCTAAATCCATCGGATTTTTGGTGATTTCTGCCATCGTATCTTGCGCATCAAAAAGCTTTTTTAGAAAGTCTTTAAAGGTAGGATCGGTGGTTTTTACTTGCGGAAACTCTTGCTGAACTTTACCTAAAAATTCGTTAAAATCACTCGATTCATCCGCTAAAATGTCTAATTCTGAAAATGCTCCTTCGTCTAGCTTTATTGCATATCTACCTAGATTCTCTTTAAGATCATCCTTACGCATATACCCTTGAACCACAGTACGAGGATTAGCTATACTCTTCATTTTATCAAGAAATTTCAATCTCTCACCTAACACGTTTTGCATGAGCTCTATCGTTTCAGAATCGAATTCATCATTAACATATGCAACGAACTCCTTAGCTGTGAATTTGGGTGCTGATCCTTCATTAACTGATTCTTTCTCATAAATCTCTACAGCATCATCGCCATATTGTTTTATCTTCCAGCCTCTCAGTTTTCCAAGCCTCATAACAGATTTTACAAATAGAGTTTTGTCACTAGCTGATATATTAGTATCATCTATGTTTAGCATCCAACCTTCACCATCACCATCAGCAGATCCACCACTTCTTGAAAACATATTGTTATCTAAATCGGTAGCAGGTCGACCAGTAATTTTCGTAAATAGAGTTTCTACTTCTTCGTAGTCACC